TGGACGATTACACGCACAGCCTATTTACCTCTCCGTCCGGGGATGGTTTAAAGGTCCTTGTGCGAATTCCAATGTGTGATGCAAATGAATACAAGCAGTACTTCAAGGCAATCGAACAGTACTATGATTGTGAAGAGTTTGATACAGCATGCAGTGATATCAGTCGGATAACATATGAGTCATACGATCCTCACGTATTTTCGAACAGTAGCTCGAAGGTATGGACGGGAAAACTTATTGAGCCAGAAAGAGAGCAAAGGAAGGTACTAATACCTACCAATGACACGAACAAAATTACGATCGGAATTCTCTCATGGTGGAATAAGAACTATGGCTTGGTATCTGGCGCCCGGAATCACAACATGTACGTACTTGCTCAGGCACTCAATGAGTATGGTGTCGATAAAGCAGAAGCACTACACACATGCCTACAATTTGTACAGCCAGACTTCACAGAATCAGAGATTAGTAGAACCGTTGAATCAGCGTATGTAAAGACTGAGATACACGGAACAAAGCAATGGGAAGATAAGGCTACAGTACAGAAAGTTACGGCATTGGTTGCCAACGGTGTAACGCCTGAAGAGATACGAAAGATCGTGCCCGAAGCCACGGACGATGTGTTAGAAGATATCAAGGTAAGTGAGGTTGAGTTCTGGACAAAGGATCCTAAAACTGGAGCAGTCAATTTTATTAATCACAAGTACAGAGAGTTCCTTACTGAGAATGGTTTCTTCAAGTATTACGCATCAAAAGAGGGTACGTTCATATTCGTACACTTAAGGAATAACGTCATTCGAGAAGTCCTTGATGACCACATTAAAGACTTCGTGTCTGAGTGGATGTTTGAACTCGAAGATAAGTCAGTCTACAACGCATACGTTGGGAACTTGAAATTGCAGAAGGAAGACTTCCTGTCTTTCCTTCCGTCAGTCAATCATAGATTCCTAATGGATGGCGAGAAGGAGTCGTATATTTTTTACCGCAACTGTGCAGTTAGAGTAACTCCGTCAGGAATTTCTAGAATGTCATACGATGACCTTAACGGTCTGGTATGGGAGAAGTCAATTCTTGATAGGGACTACAGAGAGATGGACTACAGCGGATGCGACTTTGAGAGATTTATCTACACGATTGCAGGCAGTGAGTCAGATCGTTTTCTTACCATGCGGACCACACTTGGTTATATGCTACATCGATACAATGATCCTGCATATAATCCCGTTGTGATTCTAAATGATGAGTCGATTACAGACAAGCCAGAGGGAGGAACTGGAAAGGGTATATTCGTAAACTCAGTATCAAAGATCAGACGGTCAGTCATTCTGGACGCACAGAAGATTGATCTAAAGGGCAGGTTTACTTACCAGAGGGTATCAACTGATACTCAGGTAATATGTTTCAATGATGCTGACAAGGGATTCCACTTCCAGACCTTATTCTCGATGATCACCGACGGTATGTCGATCGAGGTAAAGAACAGTAAAGAAATCTTTATTCCGTTCGAGCTTGTGCCAAAGATGATAATTACAACTAACTGGGCGATTAAAGGTGGTGGCAACTCCCACGATAGACGCAGATGGGAGGTTGAATTTCATCAGTATTACAATAAGTCACACACTCCAAAGGATGAGCTTGGTAGACGATTGTTTGATGACTGGGATGCGGACGAGTGGTCCAGATTTGATAGCTTCATGATTTCCAACATGCAATTATTCATGCAGAAGGGACTGAGAGAAGCCAAATTTAAAAACCTAGATAACAGACAGTTGTTTGCCAAGACCTCACCGGAGTTCTATGAATGGGCTACAGGAACTGACAAGAGTTACTCACTGAAGCCGGGAATTGAATTCCGTGGTGCTGATCTTATGGCTGACTTTATTTCCCAATATCCTGATTACGGAGCGTTTGGGAAGATGAAGCTGGCACATAGGACATTCTACAATTGGATTAAGGAATTTGCGTTAATCAAGTATGGTGAACTACCTAGAGAGAAAAAATTAGATATTGGAAAGTCCATTGTCTTTGTCGAACCAATGAAACAATTAAAAATAAATGAATTTGATAAATGAATTTAAGGGAGTTAAAGACAGCGTAGATGCTGTCGACTTCCTTTACAAGAAGTTTGGAAGTTATAACGGAGGCATGGACTTCGTTGATGCAGTACATAAAGGACTCAAGAAGACAGGACGTGAATTAGTCTGGTGGTGTGGGATGGTGGACAACTATCACAATCATGATGACTACACGATTGACAGTCTGTTAAGAACTAAGAAACACATGAAAAATGTGGCACTTGGATTCTTGAACAGACAGGAGTATGACGACTACCTAACATGGATTGGTAACTGGTCCAAGATGTTGATTGTATGTAACTACATTGATCCTGATCGATGGATTAAGATAGTTGATCCAGTTCGTGAGGAAATGGATTATGATAGTATGTAACCATGAAGCAACTAAGAGACTATCAGTTAGATATAGCAAACAGAGGGAGCGACATACTCAAAAAACTCAGTTTGCTGTATTTAGCTATGGAAGTTCGTACTGGTAAGACAGCTACGTCAATGAAGATAGCCGAGATGTATGGAGCCAAGAAGGTGCTGTTTCTCACACGAAAGAAGGCAGTGTCAAGTATACTTGATGACTACAATGATTTCGGATACCAATTCGATATTGTTGTAACAAACCATGAGTCACTACATAAGTTACAAGAGGCTGACTCGTTTGATGTAATCATCTTTGACGAGGCACACAAGGCTGCAGGACTACCTAAGCCCGGACAGCTGGCTAAACGCATGAGAGAACGCTTCTTCTTGAAGCCTATCATCATGCTGTCAGGTACTATGTCGCCTGAATCATTCTCTCAGGTATACCATCAGTTCTGGATATCAAGTCGTTCACCATGGGTGCACTACCGTAACTTCTACAAGTGGGCGCATGACTACGTGAACATCAGGCAGCGTAAGATAAATAGTTTGACTATTAATGACTACTCTGCTGGAATTGAGGCTAAGATAATGCATGACATACAGCCGTACATGATAACACATACTCAGGAGCAGTCAGGATTTAAGTCAAAAATAAATGAGAAGGTACTGTACGTCAAGATGCATCCAATAACCTATAAGATATGCGACAAGTTAATCAAGGACTTAGTATTTGAAGGGGACTCGGACGTAATACTTGCCGACACACCTGCCAAACTGATGCAGAAACTGATGCAGCTGTACTCCGGGACATGTAAACTAGAGAGTGGACTTGCTGTATTTATTGACAAAACAAAGGCTGAATTTATAAGAGAATACTTTGCTGGTAAAAAAATTGGTATATTTTATTGTTTTAAAAAAGAACTTGACTTACTTTTGTCAGTATTCGGTGATGAGATAACTACAGACCTCCATGAGTTTCAGACTACAGACAAGCATTTTGCAGGTCAGGTAGTCAGCTCAAGGGAGGGTATATCACTCAAGGAAGCCGACTGTTTGGTGTTCATGAACATACAGCACTCAGCCGTGTCTTACCTTCAAGCAATTGACCGTATGACTACCATGGATAGACTTGAGAATAATGTCTACTGGATATTTGCCTCTGGGGGGATTGAAGAGAAGATATACAAGGTTGTAAAGTCAAAGAAGAAGTATACAGTTAATATCTTCAAGAAGGATTATAAATGAGTGAGTCAAAGATCCAATCAAAACTAATTAACCAGCTAGAGTCAGAGGGTTGCTATGTAATCAAGTTGTCGGTAACAAACAAGACAGGAATACCTGACCTTGTATGCATAAGACCTTCTGGCATTGCTGAGTTCTATGAGGTTAAACAACCCGGAAAGCAACCGAGAGAGTTGCAGAAATACAGAATGAAAGAACTGTCTAAGTACGTAAAGTGTTTCGTACATGACGGAGAAACTAAATTATTTAAAGAATAGAAAATATGACTAAAGAATCGTATGTAAACAGTAAGAAAGAATTGCATGAAGAGATCAATGCAATCAATAAGAAACTAGCTAATCTTCGCAAGGAATACATTGAGAAATGTGCGCCATGCAATATTGGAGACAGTGTTACGTTAATAACGGATGGAGATCGTAAAATAGTAGGTGAAGTAAAGTCTTTCGCTATTTACTTGGATGATATATTTGTTGATTCTATCAAGCCACCTTATGGTACAAACGTATACCTGTCAAAACCCCACAAGTCAATAACAGTAAACGAATTAGAAGGAAAAATTTCTAGTTTTTAGTGAAATATACTGGACATTTTAAAGTAAGTAATTATGAAAGCAAACCAATTAAGAATAAATAACATAGTTGAAGCGGATGGAATCGTACAGCGCGTATACAGGATATGGCAAAATGGAGCTGAACTTGTAGAACAAGAGGATGGAGATGATTATTTAGATTACCACGAGAACGATATACATCCAGTAAAGCTAACAGAAGAATGGTTGTTGAAGTTTGGTTTTAAGGAAGTAAAAAGATATACGCACGATTATGAAGAGAAAATTTATAGTAAAAGTATTATAGTTGGAAGTGAAAATCACTGTGAAACGCTTATTATATCAATGCCTTTTAAAGTTGGATTTATTGGAGATTATTTCTCTGATGAATGTTACACTTTAAATATAGATATTAATAACGTACATCAACTACAAAATTTGTACTTTGCACTAACCAACGAAGAACTATATGAAATCAATAACTAAAGACAATAAAATATATCCTGAAGTGGAATTTAAATTTGCAATTGTAAATAAAGATTCTCTTCATATTAACTTTACAACATTTTGTAAATGTAATAATGGAGAAGTGATTGATGTGTCTGAAAGATACATACATAAGCATGAGGATCCTATCAAACTGATACAACTTATAATAGAGTGTACTAATAGATTTCATCAGATGTGTCAAAAATATATAGAGGAATATGAAAGCAACACTAGCCAATCCTAATGTACAGCTACTAGCTGAGATGTTCGATCTAAAGGTCCCGAAGATGTATAATATTCTGGTCGATGTATATTCAGTAAGCAACAACGAACTGATAATCAAACATGCAGTAGTGCTTGATGCTGAGTTTCAGCCAATGCGTGAGGCTAACCTAGGGCGACTGGCTGAACACATGCACGAATGTAATATTGTATTTAAGAAGTTATGAACGCCTCGGTATACATAGCAGACATTGATATTAAACTAATCCCATTAAACAGTAAGTCAAGGCTTCATCCAATACATAAGTTACTAACCAGATACCCGGTAGTGCTGATTGATGATAAGGACGTGTACCATGAGATGTTTGTCAAGTCAGTAAATAGAATGTTCAAGGATAGAGAGATGTCGAGATACAGACTCGTATATAAAGTAAGTAATTTAAATTTTTCAAGTAAATGTCAATGGAGCAACTAACAGAAAATCAAATCGTAAAAATTCATGAATACTTCAAGCCGCTATATCGTGTACGATTTGGCGACTGGGTGTCAGAGATGAGACGTCAGGTAGTGGTACAACTAGAAAGTCAAGGAGCATCAATTCCAAGTATAGCTAAGATCATACATGTCGAACGGTCTACCGTATACAACTACCTAAAGTGCACACCTAGAAAGGACTGCATGAAGGAGGTAAACAAGTTTTTGTTTGAGTGGATTGATAAGGGTATGTATCCAAAATCTAAGTACGTTAATAACTCAAAAGAAGGTATCTATTACTTGGACTATGAGTTAAGAACTATCGAAAATATATACATTCCAATCGAAAGAAGCAAAAGATATGGTAGAAAACTTGTCTTACAGTTAGATAAATTCATCGACCAACTGTAATTTTATTTGGATATTAGTAATCAATGTCTTAGCTTTGCGAGCATGATTCGAAATATACAATGGGTCAACTCAACTATGGATGAGATTGACGAATATAATCGTGAGCTGTATGAGGCACTATCTGATGGAAGTCAGGACGAGGTGGAGACAGCAATTAAGAAACTGAATAAGGTCCTACTGGACATTCGAAAATCAATCAAGGATGAATAAAGAAGTTAAAAAACGAGCCTTAGAGCTGTATGCTTCTGGTATGACCAATAAGTCTGCCATGGCTAGGATCATATCTGAGGAGTTATCGTTAGAGTACAATGCAGTTAGACATGCCACAAGCCGTTGCATACTAAAGGTAGAGGCTAAAAAACATGACCCAGCTCTAATTGCTGAGTGTGAAAGAGTTGGTATCGATCCGTCAAAGGTTGATGCGTACTGGCACAAGAGCAAGCACTTCAGTTTAAAGGTTAAGGGAGACAGTAACGAGTTCAGGTATGAAGACTTCCGTGATAACCTGATTGAAGAGATATCTAAATGGAGTCCTAAATACGTAACGATTGAACGCAAGCCAATTAAGGATGGTCACTGTTTATTATTTGATCCTGCAGATATCCATATTGGGAAACTTTGCAGCTCGTTTGAGACTGGGGAGGATTACAACCAACAGATAGCTGTTAAACGAGTTCGTGAAGGTCTTCATGGAATTATTCAGAAGTCTAACGGATGGAATATTGACAAGGTTATATTCGTCGCTGGAAATGATGTACTACATACCGACACACCTAGAAGGACCACAACTAGTGGGACCCCTCAAGATACGGACGGAATGTGGTACGATAACTTCGTCATTGCTAAGAAACTAATTGTTGAAATCATTGAAACACTGATGACAATAGCTGACGTTGAGGTTGTATATAACCCATCAAATCATGACTACATGTCTGGATTTATGATGATTGACTCAGTTAAGAGCTGGTTCCGTGAAAGTCAGAACGTTAGTTTCAACACAGATATGTCTCACAGAAAGTATTCCGTTTATGGTAAGAACCTGATTGGAACTACTCACATGGATGGCGCCAAGGTTACAGACCTTCCAATGCTTATGGCTCACGAAGCCTCTGAACACTGGCATCACTGTAAGCACCGATTTGTGTTTGGACATCACATACATCACAAGAGTAGTAAGGACTACATGTCTGTAAACGTTGAGACTCTTCGTTCTCCAAGTGGCACTGACAGCTGGCACCACCGCCAAGGTTATCAATGGTCACCTGTAGCTATTGAGGGATTTGTGTTTCATAAGGAGCACGGTCAGGTAGCTAGATTAACACATATATTTTAAGTAATCAGATAAATAAAATACAATGAAATTACGACAAATTAATATTCATCCTACAGAATGGCTACTACTTCCAAATTGGGATTTTAAGGCTACTCACTACTGTTATGTATCATGGTTATGCGTAACTATAGACTTTAAGTATAATTAACACGCCTTAAGTATCGGTTCAGGCACCAAGCGCTTGGTTAAGAAAAGAATCTGATTAGAATGACGAGATATAATCCGAACATTACATACTTAAGGAATAGAAAGCCCCGGTTTCGATCGGGGCTTTTTCTTTACTTTATTTTTTCTTTACAATTTCACTAGCTGTCTTTCCTTTTTGTAATTCTTCTAAATCCCATACATCAACTTCACCTATCTCTCTTAGTTTAGCGTACTCTTTAGATTGTTTCTCAGTAAGACCTCCATTACTTTCTATATATTCTATTTCATTTAATATGTTTTCAGTCTTCATTGTAGTCTTAATAAGTGACAACTTATATGGATCTATTTTATACTGTTTTTTTATCTCATCATACTTGACTTTTTGATTTTCACTAAGTGTTTCAGTATCCTTTACAATCTTGAACATTCTGTTCGCAATTTGATCCGTTTCCCTTGGACCAATTAAAGTTCCCTCTAGTTTTAGCAATGCTATAATTTTTAATTTATCTTTAGCTTCATCAGATAAATTTACCTCTTCGTATCCACCACCAGCATATCTTTTTCTTGTGTACTTACCAGTATTATATGCCTTAATAATATCAGAAAGTTCTTCTATTTTTGTTAGCTGGATTCCTAACATACCTGATGATTTTTCTTTATCAATAAAGAACTGAAATTGATTTTCCAACATAAACTTATCTTTTTTAGAAGCAATTTCTTCATCCGTTAAAACATCTTGACCTTTAAATAATTTATTTTTATTTAATTCATCAATGTATTTATTGAAGTCTTCATCTGAAGGTGTTCCAATACCAAACATTGGTATCATCTTGTTCATTGTTGATAATGTTAAGTCATCAAGAATTGGAGTAGGTGATATTACATCTGTAATAGATGAGGAAAATATAGACTTTTCTAAGTTTGATTTGTACTTTTCAATAACTTTTTCTTCATCTTCATCATCTAATCCAAGTAATCCAGATGCCGCGCTAATTATACCGAGTCCCACATAATATCTTATAGAGTTATACGCTGCAAACTCAGCTGTAAATCCTGTAAGTGATCTGATAGCATATAATCTATCTTGAAGACTTGTATTTTTGTTTGCTACAACAGATATGTCTGACCAAACTCTATTTCTTTGGTTCATAGAGAAAGTTGCAAATGGAAAGAATACTTGCTTGATTATTTTAACGTAAGCGTTCTTGCTCTTAAAGAACTGACCTCTCATCTCAGTATCAGAAACATCCATGTTTGCATCAATCATTGATTGAGCATATTTTAAAGCTTTCTGATTAGGCTTTTTCCAATCTACCTTTATTTTTTGTTGAGCCATTGATTGTCTGTAGTAAGCAGCGAACGCCTGTATTCTAGCAAATCTATCTGGGTTAGCTAACAACTGTTTTAATAAGAAAGAGTTCCATTTTTTTAAATAACTTAATGTATATTTATCAATAGCTCCTCCAACTGTAGCAACAATTCCTGCCTTCTCAAGTTCTTTATCAGCATTTTCAATAGTAGTAAGTGCATCAATACCAACATTAGATATAGGAAGCCCTGAGTCAGCAATCATTTCTAAAATTTCCTTATTGAATAAGTCACCGGGTCTCATGTGCTCTCCAGCATTTGCCAACGTATTTACATTTGCAGTTCCCCATTGGTTAACAAACTGTGAGAATCCTGCTAGAGCACGCGCTGCACCAAATCCACCCACTGCATCAAGGAATGAATTAAAGAAATCCATTTCAGATTTTTCTATGTAGTTCTTTCCTTTTTTAGCAGATACATATCCTTGTATCGCACTTACTACAATTCTTCTATCTTCAGCAGTTGGTATAATCTCTGCAAAATTATCTGATTTTAAGAATGCATTTGTATATCTAATAGCTTCAGCAGTGTATATGTCATTTAATGCAAGCTTGTATGATCTAAACATGTTTCTATCAAAGTCTAGGTCAATATACATGTTTGCAGGTAGCTTACTTGGTCTTGTTGTTTCTATTAACACTCCAGCACTGTTTTTGTCTAACGTGTAGTTAGAGTTAAACGACATGAATCCAGAAGAATCTAAATCAAATTCAGATGGTATAGATGAATCAAGATTAGTGAATTTATCAGGTGTATAGTTAATGTCATTAGCTAACATTGTGTTATATACCCCAAGTGCAGTATCTTTAAGTTGAGGATATATTTCTGAGAACATATCCATAACGAAGTCAGCTGCTTCTATGTTAAACTTCTCAGACTTACTAAGAACACCGTCAATATTTATATTGTCATCGTATAATCCAAGTTTTTTAAATACTTTCTCATACATATCAGCCTTAGCAATTTCTGTAGATGTTCCTGATTTTCTTAATACATCAACTGAATCTTTCAATAATTTAAGTCGTTTATTGAATGAATCCTGCTCGTTAGCATTAACATCTCTTCTTCTTAACCATGAAATTACATTTCTTTCGAATATATTCTCAGCACTGTTAAAGTTCTTAATATTTTTGAATTTTTTAGTGTACTCGTTCTGCTTATCTAAAGACTGTCTTTCTGCTCTGTTTGATCCTTTAACTAAGTTGTTAAATCCAATAGCCTCAGAAAAAGCTTGCCCAGCATTTTGTCCTGTAAATAATCTCTTGAACATCATGTTTATGTTTGTAAACTGCTCATTTTGAACACGTCCAATCTTTTTAGAACCAAGCATTCTTAATGGTCTAGCCTTTCCTTTGAACTCTTTTGCAGCAACAATACCATTATATGTAGCCATTATATCCTTAAGTGATGCGTTTGATTCATTTGCAAAGTATGTATCAAGTGCATCAAGTATTCTGATAGCCATCTTGTTATCTATAAGATTCAAGTCAACATTAACTGCAGCTTTAACCTCAGCTAAATCATCATTTGTAACCATTTTCTTATACTCTTCTAACTTATTCTTAAGTTCATTAGCTATCTCGTTCGAGTAATCCTTCTTGTCTTTAAGATTCAAAAGAACAGTATTCATCTCTTCGATGGTTTTACCTTCAGAGCTTTCTTCAGTTATACGTTCGTATCTATCTCTTAGATTTGACTCTTGCATCTTCAAGTGGTTTTCTTGTTCTTCAGCAATGTATTTAGCAATAACATCAATGTCAGCTTCCTTCTTGAATTTTATAATGTCCTTAGTTATTCTAGTTGATTTTACAGAGTTAAGAACCAGCTCGGCAATCTCGTTGTACTTATTGATATCAACAACCCACTTAGGATTAAGCTCAGTAAACGACTTAGCTACAGATACAAATGGGTTAGCTTTTCCTTTTAAATTTCGCTTGATAGCCTTTTTAAAGTTAATACCATTGCTAACTCTTTCAATGTAGTCAGCGTTACTTACAACCTTTAACACATAGTCCATAAATCTATCAACCATTAACTGGTTGTCAAAGTTTGTGTTCTTCAAGGCGTTAATAATAGCAGACATCTGTCTGATATTTATCTTGCCTTTAGTAACCATATCTTTTACTTGATCTGCAATAGAAGTAAGTACTTCTTTAACCTGTTTCTTTTTATCTTTAGCGGCTTTAGCTTCTCTCTTTATTATATCAGTAAGACCCTTAACGTCGTTAGTAGTGATTGTGATAGGAGCCTTTTTATCTAAAATTTTACCAACACTAGGCGCTGACTTAGTTTTCTTGTCATAATCCTTCATTAACTCACGAGCTACTTCTTCACGCAATATATCGTCCTCCATTTTGTAGACAATATTTTCCATGGACTCATTGAAAGCGTTCTCTTCAGTTGCTCCCTCATCAATTAGTCTGCTGTACTCTATGTTGAAATCATTCTTAGCATTTTCTTTAGCTATGTATGGAGCTAATGAATTATTTATTTGCTCATCACTGAATCCTTTATCTTTAAGATACTTAGTTATAGCCTCATTAGAGAATCCATTCTCTTTACATAGCTTTATTACAGCATTTATGTTGCTAGGCTTCTGTTTTCTAGCTTTAACAGCACCGTCAATATTACCAGTTCCAGATACCCACTCAGGCATAAGCCCTACCTTTTGGTCTGCAAACTTCATTATATCGTACACCTTCTCAACAAGCTTATTAGCCTGCTCAATTTTTCCCTCCTGACGAAGTGCTCTAGCCTTATCTCTTAATCTGAAAGCCTCTTCATTTACTCCAGAAAAGTTTACATACGAGTTCTGACCTCTTGTTTCAGATGTCATCGCTCTTCTAGCAAGTGGTGAGTACATTACAGAATGTATCATCCATGCATTCTCTTCACCTATAGGTCCGAAGCTGTTACCAAATTTTGCGTGACCAAAGAAGTCATGAACGAATCTGAACACATCGTTTACTAGAAGAGTCTCACCATTCACATCTTTGAACCCACTATCTTTCAAAAGAGGATTCTCACTTCTTTGTTTTTCAGTTATACCATTGTCTCCAAATCCTGACTCTGTAGAGTATACCTTGAATCTTTTATTCTCCTTCAAGTCTTTTATCATGTCCTCACTACTAGAGTAAGGCTCTTCGTTATTGATCTCTACAAAGTATCCATCATTTACAATTTCCTTGTACTGAGCAATAGTCTCCTCAGCCATTTTATTATATGCTGCTGCAACTTCTGGGTTTGTAGGATCATCCTTCATCTTTTCAAACTCATCAGATATAGCCTTAGAGTTTTCCTTATCTAGAGATGTAACTGGAACAACTTCCTGCATAGTTATTCCGCTCTTTTTAGCATATCTATCAGCAATAGTTGATGCATCCTTTAGAGGTTCGTTAAATAGCTTGTTTCCAGCAACTGGCTTTTGTTTACGTTTAGTTGTGTTAATTACTTCTTCATTATCTAAACTTGCCTGATCTACACCAGCTGAGTTTTTATCTAAAGACTTAGCATTGTTATCAGCTAAATATTCAAACCATACTGGCTTACTTATTCCACCAGCTATATTGCTAATTTGAGAATGGGCATCATCTAAAGATATTTCATTATTACTATATTTATTCCAAATATCATTTACATTAGACTCATTGCTTTTATTTGATTTAAATGTAGCTTTAAATAATCCTCTTACAGCCTCCCAATTTATACTTTGAACTTCTCTAGGTAATAGGTTTAACTCGTTAGCTAGTTCTCTATACGCATCTGCATAGACTGGATAGGTACCAGTCATTCCAGTATTTACGTTTCCAGCTCCTCCAAAGTTATATAAAACTTGTTTAGATGATCCAGAAAGAGGCAGAAGTAATGCTGCTGCAACGGCATGAGTATCAATAGTTACTGCATTAACATCATTAGGATTAGATATGTTATTAAAGAAATTTCTAACCTTATGCATATTGCCAAGATTAGATGATATGTTTTTAATAGACCCATCTTGCAATATAGATATTGATTTTTCTATTGTTGGAAATGCTCCCCATCCACATGCTCCCGGAGTACCATCTTTTTTTCTAACTAATCCATTTACTAATCCATTAGGAGATATATTATTATATTCTCTTGGATTATAGACTTCATCAAAAACTCTAATAAAGTAAGCCTTGTCTTTATTGTTTAGTTCAGATAATTTTTTATTTTTTACTCTTGATATTAATTCTTGCGAATCTTTAAATAATGGAACTTTATTTTTACCAGTTCCAGATGACGCATTTTTCACATATTCTATCATTTTTGAATCGAATACTGAACTTTGTTGTTTACTATATATATCTATGACTCTCTCTCCAAGAGATAAGTTTCTAAACCAGTCCATTTGTGGACTAAGCACAGCCATTACACCAGATACTTGTTCTAGTGAATAATTATATTCAGAAGATATGTTATTACATATTTTATTAGCTCCATCATACCATAACTTAGATATATCTCTTACATCATTTCCAAATGAATTATATAACCATTTTAGATTTAACTTGATAGATTCTTTAAAATCTAGTATAACTTTTTTAGCGTCTTCAATATTTTCAACATTTTTTATTTTTGAAATATTATATCCAGATATTTCTTTAGCTATTTTTATATATTGAGCTTCAGCTCCAGCATCTTTAGAGGCAATATTTTCTAGATCTGATATACTTACAATGTATTTATCATTACTATATGCATCATTAGCTTTAGGTAGTCTAGTTGAAACAATAGGTCCTTCTATAACACTATCTTTTGTTTCCTTTACTATATTTTGTTTCCTATTTTTTAAATTTTTAATAGAAGATTCAGATGGTTTTTCTAAATTACCATTTTTGTCAGTTACAGATGGTATCACCTTTACATCAGCCTCACTAATAACCTTGCCCTTAGCTACCTTTCTAGCGATGGTATTAAGCATGTCATACGTCTCGTTTCTATCGAACGGATCTAGTCCAAACATATTAGCTAACTTATCAATCCATCTAGCAAGCAAATCTTTAATGGATGCAGACATGGAGTTATAGTTTTCTGCTAGAATACCTACTAGTTCAGCTACCTTTTCTTCGTTCTGAATGTTTTCTTCATAGTTAGATATAAAATCATCTAGCTTCTTTTTAAGAGCTGGATTATTTTCGATCTTAGCTGATATAGCTTGAACCATTCGTTTAGTTACAGCTGCAGCGTTCGCGTCTGTCTTAACTTTGTTTATCAATATAGCATGAAACACCTCATGAGCTACAGTTCTTCTGTTAGCCTTAGTTACGTTTATATGTATGGTATTTGTCTTTGGATCAAATACACCTCCAACATCTTCAGTCTTTCCTTCGCCAGTTGCTAATACGAATGATTCATTTGTATCGTGAACGACAAACTTAGTACCCGGTATAATTTTAGATATAGCTTTTGCTGCTCTAGCTACTATCTTAGCCATTCGTTTGTCAGGTATAGTGTTTGCTATACGATCAATCTCAATGTCTGATCCTTCTAATAACTTACCAATCTCCTCTACCTCCTGCTCTACTGTTTTAGCAGCAGGCTTAACTTCAGTAACAACTTCTTGTTTAGCTACAGTTGGTGTCGCTTTTTCTACTTTCGTAGTAGTAGCAGTTTTAGTTGCAGGCAACAAAGGAGTTATTTTTGCATCGTACTTATTGTATATTTCGTTATACTTAGCTAAAACATCAGCTGGCATAGATTCCTTGTTTATCTCACCATCGACTTTGTATTCCTCTATATTAGGTATAGCTTCATTTAACTCTTGCTGTTCTTGAGCTCTTAAAGTTTTTACTTTTTCGCTATTGGTAGCCTCCTTGCTTTTAGAAGTCTCCTTAACGTACTTTGTCTCTACTTCTTTGTATACAGTATCAAAGTCAGCTTGCTCTACAGTTCCAATCTCATTTTCTCTTTGCTTTATAGCTAAATCCATAGCTATGTCACCAGTAAACTTAGCTGTTGTTCCAAATCTATCTGTTACCGTTACAGCCGCAAGATTACCTGCATCATCAAATTCAAAGTCTCCTTCATTTATCTTCATCGTAGGAGTGTCTAGAACAACAGTTTCACCGTTATCCATTACAGCCTCTGTTCTGCCTTTGTTTGATTTAAAGGTAGCAGGAACTCCGTTTACTTCTGCTGTTTGTCCTTCGAAGAATTTTTCTGCGCTGATTTTAGCTGTAGCAGCTTGTTTAGCAACTGGAGCTGTGCCTCTTTGGGTAACAGCGATAGTTTCAGTCTTTGTTCTAAATTCATAGTTGTCTAGTTGTTCTGCTATATTCATTAATTTTTCAGACAAAGATTTCTTGGTCTGATCAGAATAATTTGCATCGTTATTAATTGATTCTACTTCACTAAATATCGTATCTATAGTTGAATTAATTTCTGAATCGTTAATGTATTCAGCGTTATTCATCTTAGCCATTACGCTATCTATAGTACCACCTATTCTCTCGTTTGATCCTAGTTCTGAAATATAATTACTTACTTCTTGTGTTGCCTTAGCACCGAGTTCTTTTACACTTATGCTTTCGACAGCGCTATCGCCAGTATTTGCTTCATTGACCGTGGCTTCCCGTTGGATCCCTTCTCCTTGCCCGACTTTTTGTTGTCCTTCACTAGTTCCCTGATATTCGACTGTACTACCTTCTGTTGTACCTTCTTGTTGCTGGATGTTGTCTTTTTTATTGGCATCTTCTGATATTTGTGTTAGTTTATTGTTTATTTCTGATATTCTAGCTTTTTGTACTGAAACAAGACTCTCATCTTTACCTGAAATTTCATTTTCTAATCTTTGTTTTTCAGCCAATAACTTAAATGATTCTGTCTTATCAGTTACATTAGCTGGAATCTTATCAAGCAAACCTATAGAAGAATTTAATTCATCTATTTGATCTTTAGCTTGCTCTACTGTAATCTGATTATTTAAAATTTTTGTCTTTAAATCATTTTCAAATACAGTTTTTACATTTGGATCATTTATTATTTTCTCTAATGTATTTATTTGATTTGCAGTTCTAACTTCCTTAGCAGTACTTATAGCCTGAGTAGTAGAAGACATTATCGTTCCTCCAAGAAGTCCTAGCTTATAGCTTTCAGACATTCTATCTACTATCTCTGGAAATGAAGGATTTTTAAATACCTCTTGATCTTTCATTTCATTGTATGCATACTTTATCCCAATATCACCTAATTCCTGTAAGGCTTCAGTAGACGCTTCAACATTACCTTTAGCTGACAAGCTTATTACTCCCTTTGCAATTAATGCATTCACGTTAGTCTTTACAGCCTTATCTACCATTTCTTCAGTAGCATCCTTAGGTAAATCCTTAAATGCTTTTGCCATTATATATGATGTGAGATTAACACCAGCTGGACTCTTAGAAAACCATTTAGACATACCCAAAGACTCTAGCTTGGAAGATATATATCCATATCCACCACTTAATAATATCTTATCAGCTTCATCTATACCTGCAGTATCTGGGTCTGAATTTATTTGATCTTTAAAGTTTAAGTATGAGTTAGCAAACAATCCTAATTGTTGAGGATTTAGAACAGCTTTTTTACCAAGTTGTTTCATTATCTCAATCCCTCCTTGTCTCCAAAATGATGATGTAGCAACAGATCCAACAGCTCCTCCTATAGGCATAGAAGCTGCAGCACCTATTGATTCAGCCATTCCAGCCAATACTTTTTCAACATCAGATAATTTTGCACTTTTTGTATACTCATCAGACATTATTCCGGGAAGAAGATCTTGCCATGCATCATTTCTTGACACTGACTCATCATATATTCTTTTACCATTTATGTCATATGTAGGGGTCTTAGTGTAATCATCGATTTGCTTTAACATCTTAGGAAGGCTTACAAATCCACTAGCAAAACTAGAAATTATATTACTAGCCATGTCGCCTCTTAATTCTTTTGGAGTTGATGCCTCACCGATAATCTTTTCCATGGAATCATTATTTTCCATTATAGTTTTAGATTCATCGACAAGATTATCATATCTTTCCTTTAGCTGTAGCTTATTAGTTTTGTATGACTCATCATTTGTTATTTCATCATATTTTTCTTTAGTTATCTGACCTGAAACATATAAATTTTTTAACTCTTCATCTGTCTCTTGTTGTTTTTTCAAGTCATCCTTAAATACAACAGAATTAGATACAAATCTTGTTATATTTTGTTGTGTATCTTCCCTAACGTCAGTGGCATTTTTCTTACCATACATTGCCATTGCATTATAATTATTTTGCAATGCATATCCTTTTCTGTAAAATTCTTGTTCTTTTATTTTAGAGTCAGTATCTGAAATTTCTTTTTCTATTTCATATGACGGTCTGCCAGCTGGATTTTTTAATTCATCAACTAGGTATCTTCTTTTTTCAACTAGATTATTATAGTCTCTAAATTCAAGATTGGATTTTATAAATGACTTAAATATTTCTTTTTCATTTTCTGTTCCATCTAAGTCTATTACGATATCTTGAAGAGTTTTTTTGTTCGTTATTTTCAACATGTTACCCATGCCAGCTTCTTCGAAATCAAATAAATCATATCCAATATCTTTAAAGCTTCTAGATAATTCATATACAGATTCTTCTTCTGATTTATTAACGTACTTAGATGCAGCTTCTGATATCTTATCTATCTTTTTTCTTTCTACTACAATAGGGTCATCATTCTCCATTACATTGAATGACTTTTTAAACAAATCTTGAGCTTGTTTTTGATCTACTGTAGCGTTCTTTTTTTCTTTCTGAATATCTGGTGTAGACGTAAATTTTAATTCAAGATTTTTCTCATAATCTGAATCAAATAATTTTTTAGAATTTTTCTCTAAATTTGAAATTCTTTTATCAACATCTCCTTTATATAGTTTGATAAAATTTCCAGATCTATTTGTATCTACAAACCATTCATTGCCCTTCTTTTTGTATACAGAGAACTCATTACCGGGAAATGAATATAATCCTTCAGGCTTTCCTCCAGAAGAAACCGAAGGCTTTTGCTCCTTCTTGGCTGGAGTAACCGATGAAGTAGGTTTTTGACCTGATGGAGAAAGTGATGCCGTAGGTTCTTTTTTTTTTACAGCATCTTCACTTGAGTATTTTTCCCAAGGTTTCTTATCTTCTGTTTGTTGAGAATATTTTTCCCAAGGTTTTTTTTCTTCTGACATAGATTAATTTTTTTTCCAATTTTTCTTATCTGCAGGATCTCCACCTAGAAATGTATATCCTTCTACCGAATCACCCTTTTTAGGTGTTTTACCGCCTGTACTTGTTTCTCCTGTATTCGTATTCGTGCTGCCTCCCGGTTTGTAGTAGTAATCACCGTAAAGTTTCTTGTAATCATCTTTTCCTTTATGATACAATGGAACATTACCTTTCACGTTTTTCAAGTACTGAGTCATTCCATCAGGACTGTATATTCTTACTTTTTGATTAGCAGGCTTAATTTTACCATTACCAACGTCTATTTTTTCATCAATTACAACATAAGGATTTCCATCTTTGTCTTTATACCAGTTGAATGTATAGTTGTCAGTATCGAATCCTGCAAAATTTCCTTTAGAAAGAGCGTCAGCTGATGCCGTATATGCGTTAATAGCTACTTTCTGGTCGTCAGTACCTCCACCTCCACCACTGCTTGAATACGGCTGAGGTGCACTAGCTTGAATCTTAGTTTCAATCTGGTAGTCAATCTCTTTAGCAACTCTCTCTTTAGCTGCAGTCAGTTGATCGTTCGTAAGTACTGGAATCATTTCTCCAGCTGCATTCTTTTCAAACTTAATAAATGACATTTCAATTTTCTTCTTGTCATCATCAGTAAATTTCTTTCCTGCTGCTTCGTATTCAGCCTTTGCTTTAGATAGCTCCTTAGATAGCATTGCATCTTTTTCGCTATCTTTTGAGTAGTAGTTTGCTGAATTAATAACGCCATTATCAACTAGTATACTAAGTGCTGACTTTGGGTTTGACGTTACTGCATTAGCAACATTTATCTGCATGAACTTATAATCATCTTGATTTTTAATGCTTGAAACTGTTTTTTCACCACCTCTACCAAGCATAGTCCATTCATCTACACTCTTCCAGTTTCCAATAGCTCCATCAACAACTGAGCCAATGTCTACTCGATTTATCTGAAGGTTTTCTGGACGAGCAAAGTCACGGTAATCAATAAGTTCACCTACTGGATTTCCTGATGCGTCTGTCTCTTGTAAGTACATAGATCCATCATTACCCAATACCATCTTCTTGTTATTCAAGTCAGCCATCTTAAGGTATTCATTCATGTAGAATGACTCTCCGTCAGATGCTGCAACTACTCCATTAGCATCTGGAGTAAGTCTGTCTTGATAAAGCTTGAATCTTTCATCAGCTGTCTTTGCTTGGTCAGCAAAATTACTCCAGTATTCCTGTGCGTTTGCAAGAGTCTTCTTATAATCTGCAGTTGATATTTCTCTATTGTATAGCTTCTTCTTTAAATCAAGAGCCATCTTCTTGTACTTATCAGCTCCATCAATAACGAAGTTCGTTAGCGTCTGCTTTTCAAGATTTAATGGTTTGTTTAATTTAGTAAGCGTATCTGAATATTGAGTTTCAATTTCTTCAATTGCCTTATCCCTATTCTTACCTATCTGAGATACTTCAGCTCCTAACTTAGAGGTTAGTGCAGCCCAATCTACATTGGATCCACGATCTCTATATTCTATATTTTGTAGTGTACTTTGTCCTGCCATAATATATCTATAACTTAGTTATATCCACCTAATCCAGCAGGTGCTCCTGCATTCCATAAATAATCTCCAGCTAGATTGCTTGCACCCACTACAGGCGCTCCATAGTTAGATGTTACACTTCCAGAGTAATTAGCTACTGGATTACTGTATGCTTTCTTAAATGATTTGCGTGAAATATTAGATTCATCCTTATCTTTCTTATACTTATATCTTCCTGTTGCTGGGTCAAAGTCTCCAGCTGCTGCTCCAATACCTGCTGCTGCAGCTCCTACCATTCCAGAAATTGCGTCATTCCTATTTGCTGAAGCTGTATTGAATTGAGTATTGGCTTGACCTATCTCATATCCTGCAGCTTCTTCTTGACGTCTTACTGCATCCTGACCAATTCTTGATTGCTCATTAGCCTTCAATAAGTCAGTCTGTGCATTAATTTCTCCTTGCTGTTGTGCAGCCTGAAGATTTGCCTCTTGTCCTGCCTGAACTAAGTTGGTTACACCCCCAATAGCTCCCTCAGCTCCGGTCTGAGATAGTGCATCAACTCCTTGAGACATAGCTCTTTGAGTTCTATCAAATTGTAATGATGAAATATCTGGTGCTTGCAATGAAGCTAGAGCATTCTGCTCTGTAATATTTTTGTATCCTTGAAGTGCTGCATTTGATTTTGCTTGAGCTTCTTTCATACGTCTGCCCTCTTGGACAGCCTGAATAGCACTCATGCCTAAACCTGCTAAAGATACACCTGCTGAAATAAGTCCGAACATAGTGAAGATTTTAACGCAAAGATAGTTAAATTTACCTTATCATTAAGGATTTGACTTAAAAACATTTGAACTGATTTCAAATATCTCTACCTCGTCTTCTGAACTATTGGTTATTGTTACCTCCATCCATGCGCCACGAGCACCAAAACTCTCAGCCTGACTGGCTTTAACGTACACGATCAAGTCAGAAGATGCTGGTGCGCTGATTTCCGACACGAGAGTTATGGACTGAGCGTCATGTGAGGCTACCATTCCAACTAAAATTAGTGCGCCACCAACTACCTTGTAGATTGCATCTCCCTGACTGATCGATGTACCAATATTAAAGTCAAAAGAAATTACAGGATTAGAGTATGAATCAACCTCCCCAATTCCTTGAGTTGATAATGCCCTATTGTCCCCGTCTCCAGAGTTACGTCTTATAAAGGCAAACCAATGTCCTTCCTTTTGAACGAACCAATCCTTATCAATTATTCCAGTATTTAAGTCTGTTGTTGCTGATAAATCCCAAACGTCGTTACTCTCCAATGAGATAGTCTTGAACATCTTAAGTGTTGTCGGCTCTTGATTAAAGAGCATTGTTATAGAAGAGTCATACTTAATATCGTAAAACTCATTTCTAGTAGAATTAGAATCGTGCTTGTAAAGGCTTCCATCCTTCCATGTGTAGAATGTATTATTCATTCCAGTCATCCAGTCAGGAATAAAGGACCAAAAAGAGGTCCAGCCATTACCCGTTGGTGAATATGATATAGTCTTATCTGCCATAATGCAAAGATAGTTAAATTAAACAAGTATCAACCGACTGAACTAAGTCAAAGTATTTCTTCGAGCAGTGTTCATCCGAAAGCTCTAGCTCAATTCCATACGGTAGCTTGTCAATATAATCAGCCTTAAAGAACATTCCCCTATTTGGACCAGACACCCCAGCATTATGGAAGAACGCATGTTCGTCCCATCTGTCAGTATGGCATGTAGCCCAGCTAAAGTTAAATTCTTTCGGACATACTGTCTTGTATCCATTCTTCCATGCAGTCCAAAGTTCAGCCCACATTGATGCCGTCCATATCTGTATTCCGTACTGATGCCCCTCTGGCTTGATGTGAGCGACTTTCTTTAGAAGTTGGTATAGATTTACTGAATGAGCGTTTACCTCCCTCCAGTAGTCCTTATTTACGTTCTTCATTAACTTCTGTGCGCCACCTGAATTCTTCTCGTTAGACTCAACTAACGAACGATTGATTCCTATGGTCTGGCACATCATGTCAAGTACTGCCGAACCTTTGCTTTTAATATACTCCGATCCGATGTAACTTACCGTATCACTGAAGTACCAAATGTCGTCCTGCAGGAATGGAGTGAAGTCGAAATATTTTGTGAATAAGAAGTCTGCATCATGGAAAAACAAGGCGCACTCAGATAAGTATGGGTGCAGTTCGAAGTGTTTATATAAAATTGCACTCTGCATGGCTGGTGCGTATTCACAATCATAATACTCGTATACGTGAATTTCCACGTCAGGGAATGCTTGTTTTAACACCGTCCATGACTTATCAACTCCAGAGCTTGACGTGTACCCTCCAAGTACAATAATATCTTCTGGATTATATCCCAGTCGAATGAACTGGGTTAAATATACCTCAACCTGCCAAGCATAATACTGAGTGGCAGGTTGAGCGCTAATTAGTTTTAACTGCATGTGTAAGATACTTCAGTCCATACATCTCCGTCCCATTGTTCGGATACAGTTTGAGTTAATTTTTGATACCATCCAGCATCCGCTTTTGCGCTACCGTCTGCTTTTTTAAATATGTTATTCCCAGCTACTCCCATTGGTCCATCTATCCAGTATTCAGATATTGTACCATTACAAGACAATACTCCAGTAGTTCCGTATCTAAGAAGCATCCTAGTTAGTGGCGCTGCAGTAGTTGTGGTGGTTGTAGTAGTAGTTGTACTTGTTGTGGTTGTACTTGTAGTGGTGGTAGTTGTCGTAGTTGTTATTCCTTGACAGTCAACACAGTTATCAAAAGTAAACAAAATTGTTGATATTGCAGGTCCAGATCCAGCGTATGAGTTTATTGTATAACAGGTTCCATTTACTGCCTTTACTACAGTTCCTAACGGTAGCTGTAATAATGCCTGTTCGCTAATAATAACTGATGGAGAAGCAGTTCCGCATGCCGTACAGTTATAGAACCAAGTTGGTAACGTAGTAGTAGTTGTAGTAGTTGTCGCTGAACAATTAACCACAGCTAATACCTGACCAAGCAGTCCAATTTGTATTACTATCCCAGTAGATACCTTGTACCACTTTGACAGTCCATTAAACGTAATAGTTCCACCAGCATCTGTAAACACAAAGTCTGAAACAGTAGGAACAGCTCCAGCTCCGTTATGATATCTAGTAGTCCAAGGAGCAGCTCCGTTATCGCAAGCTAGAGATGATGACACAAATGCATCGGCATCAATACTGAATGCTGTTATTGGAGTTGCTGTAGTTGTTGTGGTAGTTGTAGTTGTTGTAGTAACACTCAAACAAGTGTCGCAGTCAGCATACGTAACTACTGGATGCTCAATCGATAGGTATGGGAATGTAGCTGTAGTTACAGATGTAATCGTCCAACAGTTACCGTCATCCGTCTTTACAATATCTGACACAATTACTCCTGATGTAGTCGCATCAAAAAGAACAGCCGATACAGTTGGATCAACACAAGATGTACCCACAAAGTAATCACCTGTAGGTAATGTAGTTGTAGTTGTAGTAGTGGTTGTAGTTGTAGTTGTAGTTGTTGATGTAGGACACTCGTTCTTACTGCAAACCTTACCTAACTCGTTTAGTTTTATAGAGTATGTCGCAGGGTCAATGCTGTACCAAACCCCTCCACCCATAAATGGCTCTAGTCCCTTATCGTCCTTGAATACGTGATCTCCTTCTGTCGGAACGTATCCAGCTCCATCGTGATACATTATTGAGTAAAGTGGAGAACTCAAAACGCATGCAGCATCCCCAGTATCAGCGAAGTTCTCTACGTCAATAAGGAATGGCTTCAGTTGGATATCAGTACCTACCGTTACAGTAAGTGACTTAACCACTGAGTCACCAAAACAGTTAGATGCCTGAACGTCAAACATAAATGTACAGCTGTCTGTAGGAGTTCCTGAAATACTTCCCGTATCGCTTAATGTTATCCCTGCAGGAAGTATGTCAGCCTGAGAAGGTCCAACAAGTGTCTGCGCTCCCGGTCCTCCTATAACTGCAGGTGTTGATGAGGAAGAAATTAAAGACGTAGTGTTTGCACTTACGGTTACCTTCTTCGCTTGATTGTCACATGATGTGTAACTAAATATTGTTCCAGTATCTCCACCCGTTAGCTCGTATGTATTACATGTTGCATTTACTATACTCCACGATGTAGGATTTCCAGTTGCTAATAATTGAATGTTAACATTTCTTCCAACCAGAAGTGATAAGTCTTCTTGATGTATAAACGGTGGAGCAAACTCATTGCAGTCACACCCCCCATTAGCAAATACAGCTCCGTCGGATGCCACCCCAATATACGTACCTCCAGAAACAGGCGGTACAAGTAATGACGTTACTGATGTCTGGTAGTAAGCACCACCACCATCGAATAATACGTACTCTCCATTCTCTAATCTATAAATCCTATCTCCCGTTGTTGGAAGTAATCCAGCTCCGTCATGATAGTATAACTCGTCAGCTACTTGAGAACAAACATTAGCTAGTGTTCCAACAGCTGAGTCTATATAAAAAGAAGTTAACGTAGGATCTATTCTCTCTAAGAAGAATGATGTGTTGGTAGATATAGTTGTAGCATATACATTAGATACCCCAGTAGATAGGTGCTTACTGAATCTTAATTGTCCAGTTCCGTTATTTACTAATCCATTATATGGAGCCACTAGTCCTATGTCTTCTGGACTTATACCGTCAGCAATTAGTGCTAGATAGTTAGCATTAGAATTCAATCCTACATACTTAGTGTCTGCTACTATTACGCCATTCCATTCTATCTGAACTCTAGTTGGCTTGTCAGGGATCACATAATCAATTCCAGCTCTACCTAAATCAGTTCCAAAGTCGCAATCAATAATTCTTTCTGATCCTGCACCTAGGTAAGATACAACTCCGCTATCTAAATTATCTGAGTAGTCCCATATAACATACAAGAACGGGAGATCATCAGGATTTAAAAATACAAATGTACCCTCATATCTTCCTCCATCCGTAGCACTATACACCACTGGTATCTCTGTAGCGTTTGATACTATCTCAGATCTATCTGAAGGACCATACTGAATATCAGACACTAGGTAGTACACCTTGTTGTTTAATCCCGGTTGTAGCTTCTGATTTATTTTATTTGATCCATTTCCAGCAATTATATATACCGTATCACCATTTGCAGGCATATAATCTATACCACCTATGCCGTTTCTAGAGTCAAACAAAGATACGCCAGAGTCAGACAGATTGATTCTATCTATTTGATAGTAAGTGACTCCATCAGGAGAGTATGATTGATTTGATTGCATATTTTATTTTTTAGGTGTTTCAGCGTTTAGTACTAGTGTTATTATCGTTCCCTTTCTACCTCTAGCTTGAGTTAGAATAAACGATTCAGTTAATCCGTCACAGTATGTAACTCTAAGCTCTACCTCTCTATTTATTGAAGTATTATTTACAGCCACTTCTCCATAGATATTTTGAGATCCAGATCCAGATGTTGCGAAGTTACCTATCCAGTTAGTTCCAAATCCAATATTTACAGCTGTTATTGTCCAAGGAGAGTCAGTATTTATAGAGAATAGTAGGTATCCTAAATTATCTTTTGGTACGCTTAATGAGTTTCTACTTATCGAAAGTCTACAAGGTATAGATCTTTGAGAGTTGTTGCTAATCATGTACACATGATTGAATGGATCGTACGCACCTAACTTCTGAGTGAATGGATTGTCTCTCATCAAGTCTCTGAAGTAATCTCTCATCCCTAAAGACGATACCTCAACCATTGTATCTCCCTCCATTTGAAGTACCACACCGTTTCTAGGATCTGCAAACCACATTAAGTCACCCCATGTAGCAAATGACTCTGGCGCATTACTTATCCCATACTCATACTGCATTGGTATTTGATTTCCAAGAACTTCTGGTATAGATGCTACCTGTCCTCCTCCAACTGAGTCAAACAATACGTTCTTACCGTACAGTACTCTTGAAACCTTTTTCTCTTGAAATACTCTAAGGTCTGTATCTCTTGCATGAAGTTTTTGAATGCTTGCGAATTCTCTATCTAAGTACTTGAAGTTAGCAAGACTTAAATTAAATTCATTCAGTCTGTTATACTGTGTGTTCTCATTGTATATTCCACTGTAGCAAATTGATGCATCATTTCTGATTTTCTTGTAGTTGTCAATTACCGTAGTGGCTCTTGGAGAGTATTCAATAGTTGTTTGATTGAAGTCATCATAAATACGGTCAGACTCCAATCCATTTCCCCATGCCCAAGCATTATAGTCACAGTTTGGATTAGCTGGAGTATTTAACTCAATTACAGCTGCTTGATTAGATGATACAGACTGATCTTCATTTGATGATCCTGACAATATAACAGGTCCTGCAGCTACTGATCCAGTCCATGTCTTGTCTATTATCATTTGATATCTATCTCTTGTTTGTAATACCTCATAGTCAGTACCTGCAACAGTTACTATATCACCTACAGTAAAGTAATGAGGTCTAGACCTATCAGATAATCTTAGTCTTGTTTTTGCTGCTAATCCAGCATATCCTAATGATGAAACATCAAACTTCCAAGTTACAATATGGTTTCCATTCTGATCTATTGGATACGTCTGAGATAACTCATGAAAAATGTCAGCGTCTGTATTTTTTGGTGATGTCTCGCAAAGTAGAGGAGTATCAGTTTGTGCTATTGAGAACCTAACTACTATCTTATTTTCATCATTATCATCGTAACCAAATCCTTGTATAATCATATAAACAGGAGCTTGTACTCCACCTGAAGATATTCCTTGAGATATTACAAGTTGTGTATTTCCATCATTTGATGCATTAGAAGTAAATGGTGTAAATCCCCTTCTAAATGTAACTCCTCTTGAATTTGGTACATTTACACCATTAGTGTCGTACTGATCAAACTCAAGATACGCTCCAGATTCAACAAACCATTCCTCTATATTTTCGTAGTATGAGCTAGAAGGTAGAAATTGCTGTATTGGTGCTTGTGCTACAGAGTTAAGAGAATCCTCAACTATCTGAAGTCTTATGACTGCTCCCGGTTGAATAGGATCTGTAAATCCTGCATTTACAATTGCTCCACCTCCATATTGTCCCGGACTATATAATAAACTTTGAGATGGTAAACCAACTCCTCCAAAATAATTACCAGTAAGATTACCATTGCCTCTTACATTTATTTTCCAAACATCTCCAGATGTATAGTTAGATTGTGTAAATAAAATACTCACATACGGTAATCCATCTCTATTAATTGTAACTGCAGATCCTTGAACTATGTTTGCTGCAGCAGACCATGGACCTGATCCATCTAATGATCTAGTATAACGAAATTGATTGTTATTTAATATCTCTATGGTAAATCTTGTATCTACAGCATATAAATTAAGAGGTGTCGAACTTACTAATTGTAATCCACTAGAGTCCCCATCACCATAATGTATAGGCTGTTCAACAGTTGCAAACCTACCTACTACTGGATATAATACAGCTCCAGCTCCCCATCCCGTAGACTCAATAGTTACATTTGTAATAGCTGACGGAGAGAATTGAGATAGTGAGTCAACCTTTATTTTAAAATATACACCCGGTATAGATCCAGATACAATTGCTCCAGCATTCTTTGACTCTAGCTCTAGTATCTTGTATTTCTTGTTTGACTGAGTTGGTCCATTAGGGTCTGATTTAAATATAATGTATTCACCAACCTTTACCTTGTCTACGTCTGAGTCATTAATCAAGAAGTATCGATATGCTCCACTTACATAGTAAAGTATTGGAAATACATTATATATCTTACTCTGACCTTGCTTTACTGCTATTCTATAGTTTGTCGCCCAACATGGAGCCGTGTGATTAATTCTTAGAAGCAACTGATTAGCCGAAGTTGAATTTGCTGGCGGTATATAGATAGAGTTAGTGTCACATGTAAGTGCAGTAGTAAGTCGTCCATACTCATCAGAATACAACAAGGCAAACTCAAGATCTCTATCCGATCTCCAAGTAGACATTGGGTTAAGAACTGTAGGTAATAGTGTAGGTTGTTTTATACCCAATGTAAAGTTGATATTTATATTATCACCATTACAATCAATTATATCTCTAAACTGCTCGTAGTTTCCATACGCTAGTCTATTACCTATTACGTCTTGAGCCTTTGCTAGTAATGGAACATTATCAAATAGTCTAGTCACCTGATCTGTAGGTAGTGCTGCTAAAACTCTGTTATTCTTGAACGTAACAGTTACAGAGTCACCTGTCTGACTAAATCCCGGTAGGTTATCTTTTTCGTATGTCTCTACAATACCAACGTTCAAGCTTCTAGTGTCTCTAACTACTAATTGAATAGCCTTCACAAACTCGTTACCAGTCTCAAATGAAACCCGGCATGAGTTGTAAATATTTGTCATTGACTTATTGTTTCCTACCCCGTAGTCAAAATTATATTCATCAGGCATGAATGACACTGCTGAGAATGGAGATAGTGAGCTGTACTGATTATCTAAGTATAGGTATCTATATGCAAAATAAAGGAATTTCTCCTCCATGTTGTTTGCCTCTGGATCAGATGAATCCAAGAACGGATCAATATGAGGTGCATACATTGGAGGATTAAGGATCACGTCAATGTCTTTATCAATTCGTGCATCATCAATGTTATACCCACCGATACCGTTAGCTCCTGCCTTTACTCTTTTTATGTTTATTCTTCGTGGAGGGTTATAGTCGTCAGTCCAATACAAGAACGTATTCCCGTCTGGACCAATAATGTGATTTACTCCAGTGATTAAGTATTCCTTCTTAAAATTAAGTTTTGATGGAGTTGATTCGTTTGCCTTGTTTGACTGTAACACACGAACGGTTGTGCCTGTGTTCTCGTCGTACTCATAGATTCCATCAAAGAAGTCTCCAGCAACAAACCAGTACAATAAACCTCCAGCCTCATACGTCACAGATCCAATCGTTCTAGCGTCTGTTGCGTTTCTACCTGATACAGCAGCTATGTTTGCCGCTATTGTATTTCCTATTGAGTTCTGTGCAGCTCCTACATTTGATCCGGTAGATGTCTCTACAGTTATGTTTTGGGCATCTCTGTATTGACCTTGAGGCACAAGTCGCTCATCAAGGTCTTTGTTCATTACTCCTTGTATAAATGTATTCTTAAGTTCTGCCATTACTTGATTTGTTTGTTTTGTCCTCTCATTATCATCAACAAGTTGCCAGCCTTGATGTTACTTAGTCTAAGCTTTAGGTTTCTAAGTAGTGATGATTTTTTATCTCTAGCCCGTCGAACTATGTACTCTTGTATATTAACCTTGCTGTCAAGTATGCACCAAGTAATGTATGCGTACACGTACTTCTCAGCCATCTTATGGATTCTAACTTCTGAATCGTCTACCTCTAATCCATCAGATATGTACTCAAGAACAACTCTTTGACCTGTAATATTATTTGCAAAGTCTATAACCCCTGACCGTTTGTTGATTGTGAAAGTTCCGTTGACATTCGCTCTGTCTGTCTCAAGTCCAAAACGACCGCCAGCTTGCCCGTCGAAGTACCAATTACCACCGAAACACCAGCCCATGCAATTGTTATAGACTCCGGGTCCAGAGTATAGAGACTGGTCAAGACGTCTGATGTCAAGCTCGGACTCACCCGTAATAACATTACCATTTATATTAAATGTTAGATCATTGTTAGCGTCTTGAACGTATGCAGGAGTTGATATTCTAGATAAACTCTCTGACATAGGTAACAGTACGCCATTAATCTCTAGTGATAACTTAACATAGTTTACGTAGTCATGTGGTAGTATCATCTTTAAGTCACTCCCAACTATATACTCTATGGACTTTGCCTCTCTTGACGTATCAAAGCTCATCTCTTTGACCGCTTCCTTTGCATAAAACAATGCCTTGTATCTTCTTATATTGCTAATCAACTGATCATCCCCAACGTTAATTAACATGTAGTTGTTAACTAACTCGTCAAGAGTAACATACTGATAACTTCCCCAGTTAGCTGAATTTTGATAGTACTGCTGATCTGTCATCTATTATGATTTTTGTTGATTGTCATTAACCTCTTCTGCCTGCATTAATTGAACTACGTCAGCCTCTTGTATAGATACTCCAGCTAACTTACAAATCCCAACTACTAACCTAGGTGCATCCGTGTATGGAAGCTCAAAGTCTTGGAAGTCACTTGCTGATTGATTAAATACTGGTGCACCATCAGAAAGTATTGTATTGTACGTCCACTTAGGATCAAGTGGGTATCTCAAGTAGTTAATAGTAACGTTTGCCGTTATTGACACTGGATAAACTTGTATGCCTTGAATGTCTGCTCCTGTAGCATACTCATTAAGTACATATACTGGGTATGTATTCGTAGGCGCAACCATACTTGATGAAAGCAAGTTTAGTATTTTAACTGGACTCACCTTCTCAATTTCTACAGTATTATTATACGTAAGTCTAATAATCTTGTATGGCTTCGCTTCTAATGGCTGTGCTGGATTATCTCCCGGTACATAGAACCTATCTGATGTATTGTTATAAACAAGCACGTCTTCAATCAAGAACTTATCCATTATCTCATGAAGTAATTCTGGAATGTCTGAGTATCCAGAGTTATGCATTCTAGCATTCTGCTTGTTGATTGCATTGCTATAGTCGTACATGTACTGACCAAATAAATCCAACTGAGTATGTCTTGCAAACAAGTTGAATTCCTCTGGTGTAATGTATCCACGATTGTCTTTACTTACTATCGCTAAGACCGTATTTCTGATAGTATTAATCATAATGCAAAGATAGTAAAAAAGGGCACTCGATATGAATGCCCTTAGTTTTGGTGAATGAGGTAATTAAGACAGTGGACCTGTAACTAAAATTACGTCTGTATTCAATGTTGATAAAACCTCTCCAGCTCTTTTACCAGAATGAATTTCTGATAATAAGTTATTGATAGAGTCTACTACATATTCTGAATTCGCGTCAGACTTATGAGTGAGTGTAAGCGTGTCCATTGCTGCTTGAGCATGATTGTATTTAATCACTGTATTATATGCATCAGTTCTTGATGTGTACATAATATTCTCAGCGCTAAACATTCTGTCCGTATAAGCGTCTCCAGCATAAATAGTGTAAGCTGTAAGCGTAGGAACTCCTCCTCCATCTACAGACAATACAGTATTGCTATCTACTTCTAATACAGTATATACAATCCCTGCTGCTACAACAATATCTCCTGCACTTACTGTAGCTAGGAAGTTTTGTCCAGCTTCAGTAAGTTTGTTATCAGTACCGGCAGAAGTGGTACCAGAATCTACTGATGTATTGTAGAGTCTTGTTTTTATGAATCTTGCCATGTCTTACTTATTAAGAAAATACAACTCCTGAAATAGCAACTGGTAATGTAACATCAATAATTACATCTGGACGATTTTTATTTCCATGTGCTGCAATAATTGCGTCGTTAAATAAACCTACAACCTTATCAGTAGCTGCATCTGAAGCATGAGTGAACGTTGCCACATCAAGACCAGATTGCTGATGGTTATAAGTAATAACAGTTGTCGTAGCTGCTGTACGTTCTGTTGTAATGATGTTCTCTGCTGAGAAAATACGCTCTGTACCGTTTACGGTAATGTTTAAGAATTTTGCCATAGTCAAACCTTTTATGGGGTTAATAATAGGTACAAAGATAAACAAAAAAGCCGACAGTTAAGTCGGCTCTTATATTAGTCTTCGTATTGTACCTGAAGGTATTTATAGAAATCAATTCCATCGTCCGTCTGAAGGAAAGCAGATAATGCCGAAGCAGCTGATTCTCCTAATGGAACTGTCATTAATTTTTTCTTATTGTCTTTTAGGTTGTAGTAGATATCTCTATCTCCATTTCGAAGTCCAACATATCCATCTCTGATTGCACGAGTTGCGATATCGTCTAACTCTAGGTCTGGATCATTTATTAAATCCATTAAATCGGTAGGATATTGTTCTGCAATCTTCATTACCTCCCACTTTAATTCATTTGGTGATAATTTATCCGTATTTATCTCTTTAAATATACGTATAATTGAAGACATCTTTTCAATAGACAAATCTCTAGCTATTATTTTAGCATCTAATATTGCATTTTCTCTATCAAAGTTTTCTTCTGCTTCTTTTTCAGGATCCCATTCCTCAAACAAATTACCATTTTGAGGATGACTTCTAAGAAAATTAATTAGCGTATGCTCAGTATCTCTAACTTTTAATACACCGTCTTCAAATATGATTGGTTCAAGTATGATGTTCTCATCTTGATCATCAACAAAAATAGACTCTTGATTGCTTGCGTATCGCATACTACGATTCTTTTTTTTCTTCTCATCGTAATAAAGAAGTCTTTTTGTTGGCATGTCTCTCGATTGAAGAATAAAAGACACGGGTGATTTTTTTCCTTTTAAAAGGAAAATAGTTTCTGATTTTTTCATTTGATATAGATTTGAATTAAATTAAAAGAAAGGGGAGAGAACTCGTCCCTCCCCATTCGGGTTTCTTATTTAAATAAGAAGAAATTGTTTGCACCAAGAGTACAAAGTGCTCTTTCTGAAAGGAAGTGACACTCCATTGCATCCAAGTCGCTAGTAGAAGCTCCACCTGCTGAACCTGTGATCCAAGTCTTGTACTTACGGTTTTCTGTTTCCGATTGACGGTAACGAACGTGTAAGTATGGACGCTGTGCACGCTTTCCGATAACTTGATCGTATACGTTCATTGTTCCTGCTGGAACCATTACTCCATTCACAGCTCCACCAACTAATCCTCCACGAAGAGTTGCATCGTTTAAGTATTTCCAGTCAGTCTTGTAGAAATCGTAAGATCCTCTACGGAAACCTGTAAATCCTAAATTCAATGCCATCTTCTCGTCATTGTCAAACAATCCGTATGATGTACCACCAACTCCGTAAGAGTTTTGAGCAGCTAACATATCATCAATTGCCAAAGCAAAAGAACGGTTAGTGAACAATGTGTTTTCAGCGATTGATCCTTGCTTATCTAAACGGTCAAGGATAACGTCAAAGTCAGCCAATGTAGATGGAACACCACCAGACCAAGTATTTCCACGAGAGTCGATAGCAGCAAACATACCTTCTGTACCTTTATTACCAACATCTGTAGTTGTTAATCCGATAGCACCTGAACCACTTTCTGCTTCAACGTGTTCAACCATCATCATCTCAAGATAGTCTTCGAAACGCATACGAGTTTCAGACTTAGACTTCAAGTACCAAAGGTATGACATACCTCCATCAGTCTCTACTTCAACCCATCCGATCTGAGCCATGTCAGAACCAGCGATAGCAAACTTATCTTTGATGATTACTGGAGATACCTCAAAGATATCAAGGTCAGCATCTAATGAACCTGACATTCCGTTAGCACCCTTCTTGAACTCAGATCCATAAACAAAAGCAATAATATCAGCTGTAGGATTTGCAAATCCAACAGTAACAGCATTTGAATAGTATGCTACAGTAAATGTATCAGCTGTAGGAAGAGCAGTAATGATACCTTTTTCTAATTTATTAACTGAAGCAGAAGACAACATAACTGTTTGACCAATACGGAACACGCATGTACCAGTACCGATGTCAAAAGTTTGAAGTCCTGATGAAACAGCACCTGTTGTAGTTACACCAACATACTTAGTGTGTAGACGACCTTCTTCTGTCCACTTGATTAAGTCAGAGTTAGAAGGGATTTCTGCTCCCATTCTACGTAAAAAAGACGATACAGAGCGATCTCCGTAACGTGCGAATTCTTGCTCATATGTATCTGGAAGATACTGACTCAAGAAATTAAAATTAGTGATGTAGTTACTCTGTAGAGTAGCTTTCACCGAGCTTGGTTGTAGATCAAAAGATCCACCGATTGTTCCTGCCATTTTTGTAGGTTTTTGTTTTTGTTATTACTATTTTATCTTGTACCTTGGCTGCTCTCCTGCTGATGCATCTCTAACGATTAGTCCTTCTTTCGGTGTTATAGTTGTTGCCGATTTAGTTCCCATATCAATATTCTTAGAATCCTTCTCTAATCCATTCACTCCATCTGCCTTACCTTGTTCGTAAGCGAAAGAGAAGAATTTATCAGGATCTGATGCGACTGCAATTGCCCGGTGAAACGCTTCTGAATCTTTCAAGAATCCTTTGTCATCCAAGAACTTCCCAATGAAGTTTGAAATGTCTGACTGAGACTCCTTTAATGTCTTTGCTTCTGCTGGCTTATAAACCAATTCGCTTTCCCCATTCTTAAATTTGAAACCTTCAAATCCGTCAGAAAAAAGTTTGTTAGTCTGTTCAGCAAAAAACTTGGACCGAACCTGATTCTCCTGTTCAACCGTTTGAGCTTGCTCAAGATTTCTTTTAAAAGCTTTGTAATTCTCCTTTTCACTTTCTGGAACGAAAGAATCTCTTGACTCAAGAGGAACTTTATATTGTTCTTTTAGCTTATTGAAGTGATCCTTCGCTTTCGAAAGCTCTTCTTTTAAATAAAGCTGTTTCTCAGTAACTTCATCTTCATCGTCCATGTCTACGTCATAAGTAAATTTTCTCAACTTAAACGACAACTCACGATCAGAAATTTCTGGATCCTGCTCAGTATAAAAATCTCTCAAGGTCTTCATCGGGTCCTCCTTAGAGTAATCCTTCTGAAGCTTAACGAAATCCTCAAATGTTCTGCCAGTGTCTTGCTTGTACTTTAGATATGTCGCCACATCCTCAGGCAAGTCAGCTGGTTTGTTTTGAAGTAACGCCTCGAACTCATCTAATGAGTTCACCTCGATATTTCTTTTGCTCTTAATAAATGAAAGAACGTCTTCTTCTCTTAACTCTGGCATGACTGGTTCTACAGTAGTCTCAACTACTTGCTCTTCCGTCTGCTGGTCTTGATTTTCCTCAAGACTTTTTTCGTGCTGTTCTACCAACTCTTTTTCGATTTCAACGGCTGACTTATCATTTCCGTCTACTACTCGAACTGATTTGAATTCCATATAGATTTAAATTTAATTGTTACAAAATTAACAAAAAGATTGATACGCTTGATTTACGAGCCTTTTACCCACTTCTTGTTCTTTGGCTGTGCAGTATCTGAAGGACTCCATTTAACTTTATCTGCCCAGTAAGCAGCCGATAGTTTCCCTTTAGCTATATTCTTTGCGTGTCTAGACTTGAATGCTTCTCTTTGTCCTTTCGTTTGGTTAGTCTTAACTCCCTGCTGACCGAAACGAATAGTTTTAATAGTGTCTCCTTCTTTAGCTACAACAATGTGTGACTTAGTAGGATGACCAGAAGTACGTTTTGGTTTATTAAATCCAGTAACTCCAGCTCTCTCTAGTCTTGAATCCTTCATTTCTTCTTAGCTGTTTTTCTTGATCGTTTAAATGCATCTTCTGTTGGAGCACCCTTACTACCTTTCTTACGCATAGTCTCTCCAGACCCCTGTTCTATTCGCTTTTTTTTAGCGTGAATGTTTGCATATAATCCCTTACTCATACTACTTCGGCATAAACGACTCTAAATCAAAAGCTCCAGCACCACTTGTAGAAATCAAGTCGTTTCCAGAACTTTCAAAGTTCTTTGCTGGAAGTCCTTTCTGACGTTGTTCAACTAGCTCAGACTGTTGTGTTGCCTGAATTCCTGTACGCTTGTCTTTTCTATCTTCCTTCTCTTTCTCTCTTTTAGATATACCCTCAGTCTCAATGCCTTTAAGCTCCATATTGTAATTGAACTCTATCTGCATTAATTCTTTCTTGAGATTAACCTCCGCTTGCATGCGTTGAATATCCAACTGTACCTCTGCTTGCTTAAGACTTATCTTACCATCAATCTCCATCTGTGTCTTCTGCATTGACGTTTGTGCTGCCATCTGCTGAGACTCCATGTTGATCTGTGCCTGCATTTGTTGTTGCTGATCTTCTCTCGCTCTTAAATCCTCTAGCTTGCGACGTCTCTTCATTTTTAAGAGTTCGTTAGCTAGTTTGATATTCTTTACGTTTCTGATGTCAATAGCATCCTCCAAGTCAATCTGATCTCTCTGAAGTGATATAGCGATATCTCTCTCAAGCTGCTCCTTCTCTTGCTCGTCAGGTGCTAAGTCAATATAGATACCAAAGTCATACAGATATAAATCCTTAATGTCTTCAATAATCGAAAGATTGTACTTACCAATCTGCATAGCGAACTGCTCCTTGAAGTCAGCATACTTAAGAATGTCAGCCATCCTTAATGATAGAGCGACAGCAAGTCTTCTCGTCATCATTAGACGACCCTCAAGTACGTGGCGAGTTGCTGTATTACTGTTTAATGCTGCTAACTTCTGAACCCCTACTAGTGCGTCTGGATTTGGAGATGATCCGTCACGAGCCTCATTAAGACCTGTGACATCACGTATCATATTTAGGTAGTAGTTGTATGCAGTAATTAATGCATTTATTTTTCCTTGACCTGCTCCATGAGTTAACTCTTGGATTGGCACTCGTGCGTTATTAAATTCGCCATCTCCAGTGTACGACCTACCAACGACAGATCCTGTCTGGAAGAATAGCTTCAATGCTTCGTTTGGATTGTATTCTAATCCTTTTCCTAAGTCTACGTCTGTAAGTCCATCAGCATCAATGAATACCCCATCTGGAACCATTCTAGATTGAACCTGCTGTAGCTTAAGGTGTGTCAACTGTATTTGATCCGCAAATGGAATCATTCTCTTAACTAACGAATCAATTTGTCCCTTATACATTCTAGGAGCAAACATCATGTAGTTCGGCATAGCCTTCTGAGTAGCAGACTTTGGACGAACCATGTTAGACATTAGGTTCCACTTTAACAAGTGATTAGAACCAGCTACCAGTATTCCTTCGTACCAGACCTCTTTAGCAATTTCAACAACCCGGAAGTTCTCACTCTCAGCATTAGAGAAAGAGTCATCCTTAAGAATAAGCTTCTTACCGCCTGACTTAGTTGTTTTTTCCTTGTAGACAAATTTCTTTTCAGTCTTGTAGTTGAAGTACAATAGAGTAACGACTTCATCTAGGAATGCATCATCATATAACTTTCTTGTTATATTGTATGCGTCATACCAAGACGTTCCGTACTGCTTTATTTCCTCTAGCTGTTCATCAGTTAGGTTTGGATTTATTTTTCTTAGTTCTGTATAATGTACCTGCTTAATCTCTCCGTAGTAATAACAATCAGAAAAATCAGGCTTTTCAGTGTACGACCAAACCATATTGGCTGGATCTACATAATCAACCTTGATACCCTCTCCCTTTACGAATTCATGCTTTGTCGCTGAGATTCCAATCTCGCATTGGTCCTTGTCACACATCTCCTGAATTAACTTAAAGTCATTCATTTCGAGTATGTTGTCAATCGCTATTTCTTCAGCTATCTCAATAGATGGCTTGTATCTTAGTTCCATGTAAAGATTCAACTCCTCGTCTGTCTGAGGTAAATCTTTTGGATCAACATTAAACGCATCAACGCCAAACTGATCCTTAGTCATCTGAAGAAAATCCTTTGAAACCATATCGGCTTCAATCATGTCTTGAAACATGTTCTTCTTCTCAGCAGACATTGCGTCTTGAGCTGTAGCTCTAACCTTATATGCTCTGTCTGACATTCCGTTAACAACGATGTCAACAAACTTAGGGATGATAGGTACAATCTCCCAGTTAAGGTTAAGGTAAGACAAGTCGCCATCAATAGCAAATTCTGTCTTATACTTACCAATTGGCTGTTCGCCTCTCGCGTAAAGTCTTAGTCGGTGAAAATCTGCATACTGATCATAGAATCTACAAGATCCTGCAGATCTTCTAAACCACTCTTGTTCAATAGCTTTAGAAACCTTGAGTCCATAAGCTTTTGATTCCTTTTCAGAATCAGACGCTATATGAGACGGGAATGTTTCCGACGTTAAAATTAGTTCTACTTTGTTGTCGCTCATCTTATTATTTGACTGCTATGTCCGTCATTCTTGTACCTCGACAAAGATACGGAAATTTTGGACTTCTTAGTTTCTATACGGAATGTGTGTCGTCTTACTCCCATTATTGCAAGTCCAGAAGATATCGAGGCATCATGCTTTGTACGATTATTTGGATCGAATCTAGCCCAGTCTTCAAGAGTTCTGTTGAAATACATATTACCAATACTGTCAGGATTACGGTACTCTCCCTCATTATCAAATCCAACATACTGCTCTATATATGACTCAATTCCAGCTGCGTGTGTTTGTCTTATATCCTCAGAAGAGTTTGGTATTCCACCAAGTTCTAGTTCAGTTTTTGATAGTTGCCCTATAGCCCTGTCAGGTCTATTCATAGAGAATCCTCTATACCCCCTATTCTTGAAGTGGTACAGTAGTCTTGGTTTATTGTTCTCAGCTAGTAACGGCATCCCATAAAACACACAAGCCATGAGCACATCCTCAAAGAATATCTCAGCGGTTGCAGGTCTTGCTATGTACTCCAAGAAGAACATGTTTGATGGAATATTTGGGTCCATACTTGATCCCGTAAGTCCATGAAGTGCACCGTTTGATCCACCCCCACCAACAACCCCAGATATGTCATAAGGGTCACATCCAAATGCGCCATCGTCAGCGTTACCCGGATACTTCTTTCCGTTCTTCACAATCACATTATTCTGAAGTTCTTTCGGTGGAACCCATGCCATGATGAACCTACCCCTTGCATCAGGAGTCCATACAACCTCACTGTCTATAACTCCACCCTTCCAATGAAAATAACCACGAGTAATTACTCTGTCTCTTATCAGGTTGTCGTTGTGATCTATCTGTTGGTAAATCTTTGTCAAATTATATAGAGACTGTTTTGATTCATCCCTGAACGCATGCGATTCTGTACGTGGGTACTGACGATAGAATTCATTCAGTGCGTCTGGATCATGCTTCAGTGCCTCAACCTCATTATTCCAGTATGACACAACTCCAATCTTTATTAAACGATCATCTATACCCATCACTGGCTTTGATGGATCCTCTACTACTGCATGACCGTACTCATCAAGGAATCCCTCAAAGTTATAGTCCATCGGTATAAACAATGAGTATAATCCACTCTTTGTCTGACCGTTATTATTTCTTTTCTTTGGGTCGCTGTCGTAGTATAGGTCCTTGAAGTTTTGACCTCCCTTTGCTAGTGCGTTAACGGTTGATCCCATCATACACTTACCAACTACCCTACTACCCAAACGAAGACATGTCTTAGTTACACGCCAGTTATTTAGGATGTTATTCGGTGCGAGCCATTTTCCTGATTCGTCATGTACTAACATAAGCAGCTTCTGACCATCATAGGAGTTGTCTGCCGTACTTAACCAGTCAATTGTAGTATCTAGACCTGTGATGGACTCTTCGTCCTTCTCAGCCATGTTTTTCTTGGTAATCTTTTTTGCTGGAAGTCTAAACGACAGCTCTGACTTCGGTGCGTCCATACCGTCCTGAACAGGTTTGAAAAAGAATGGATAGTTTCTTACAATAGGAACTACCTTATGTATGAACATCTCCTTGGCATCAGGACCAGTCTTAGATAGTATACCAAGCTTCGCATCCATCGATATAGTACCAATGTTTGATGTCTCTGATGAAGACATGAACGAGAATCCAGAACGTCTGTTCTTAAGGTAGCACATGCCAAAGCATCTGTCGTCAGCCTTGCACGCCTCCCAAAATATCCAGAATATTCTATTTGACTCACGGAAGTCTGGAAGTCCGATATCTATCTTGGACCACTGCAGGTACATATAGTGGCTACCCGTAATGTATGTAGGGGAACCGTTATTGACAAACCAATGCCCGTCATCCCTCTTCTCAAATTCAGCCTGAATGTAGTCCACCCACTTAACCTTAAACTCAGGAGACATTTGATTCCATTCAAATATCGTCTTGATTCTAGAAAGTTCTTTTGGATACTCCTCTGGCTTCCATTTATTCTCTCCCTTCTTCAGTCCCTTTTGGACTTTTGGAAGACCTATCTTTACGCCATTAATTTCGTATACCTCACCTACAGTACCATCCTTGGATATGACAACCAAGTCATACTTCTCGTCGTATCCATACTTCCACTTCCGGTTCTTAACCTGACTTGGTAAATAATCCTCAAGTACTGCATATAAACTCATTTCTTCTTGGCTTTATCTTCAGCAAAAGATACTGGTATCTGCTCCATCTTCTTAGCAATCTCTGCTTGATCAGCACTTGGCTGCTCTGCTTCAATCTTATCAAGTATTACGAGCGCATCCTCAAATGCAAGTCTCTTAGCCGCTGCTGCCGTTCGCATCTTATCAGCCGTCAGGTCTCCATCCATTCCAGTAATGATTGGGTCCTTTAGAACTTTAATCAGCTCGTTCACCGCAATCATTCCAGCGTCTAATATTTCCGTTCGCTTACTAGACATATCATACTTGTTTTCATTCTGTATAACTTCTTCCCGTCAATATTGAACTCATACTCGCTATCTGGCATGAATGAAATAATCGTTCCGGGTTTAATATCTGACTGCTCAATGTTTGGGTATACCATCACCCCAAACAGTGACAACTCGTCACAGTTATTTATAAGTCCCTCTGTATTGTTTGTGTCCTTGATAGGCTCAACAAAGCAGTACGGTGCAATTGCGCTCCACTTTCCACCCGGACATCTGTATGCGTACACCTCTGTTGGGTATATCATGTACTTATCATCAAACAAGTGAGATGCAGAGGATTTCTCCCTGCCCTTCATGTCGTGATAAAGTCTGAACGTGTTGTGGTGCACAATTATTTCGTCACCTTTTTTGATAGGTCCGTTATAGATAATCGGAATATTTTCGACTACAGCGATACGATTTGTCACCAAGTGATCCTCCTGAGAGGATGACGTGACGAATTCTTTACCACCAAGTTCTTTGGTGTTGTCGTACCGCTTTCCGTCTTTTGGCTCTACGATAAAGCAGTGTGGAGATCTCATGTTAAAAGTCTAGGTTATGCTCAATGGTTACTGGCATGAAGTTGTTGATGGTCTTCCATACGTAAACCTCATTAGATCCGTTCTTAATATAGATGTCATACCCATACTCCTCCCTTTCGATATGTTGTATCTGATGGGAGCCTTGCATGATTGTACTCCCAATCTGGAAGTGCATTGCATTCATTGGATCCGTACCTATAGAAATCTTTCTAATGGCTATTGGTTTCATGACTTGAATTCTCCAGTATGCATGTCGATCTTAGTATCTTCAGATACCTTGTACTTCTCTACTAAGTCGTTGTTGAATTTACCCATCCTAGACTCTAATGCCTTGATTGCATCAATTGCTTGAGACTTCATGATTTCAGAGTCAGCGATACGAAGTTTGAATTCTTGGTAGGCTCTGTTTAAACCTTTCATTTCCTCTAACTCTTCTGGTGTAATCCCTTTAGGATTAAGTTCAATTACTTTTTTCATTTTGATTTGATTTATTTGTCACAAATATAGTCAATAAATGTTACAGTTATAAGAATTTTAATATTTGTATGATAAATTATGCATTAACACTTAAAAAGATAAGTTATGAATGATAAATCATACAAAACTATCCCTGAGATCTATAAGTCTTCTTGTAGTTCTTGCTTGACTTCAACTTGGAAGTCTTCGACTTACTATGAACACCCGGACGACTGATCTTCTTTTTTGCTTTCTTCGCAATTAATGATTGTTCTTTCTTTGCCATTATGCTTCGTTTGTGCTGATAGTTCCTTTAGAATCAAGTGTTACCTTTCGAACGTTTTCAGGCTGTGATAACTTCCATGATGTACGTCTTGCCTTATGTAGTCTTGACTTTAATATCCTAGTTACGTTCATTGCGTTAGATTGGTTTCCTCCAAGTACGTGGTAGCAGTCCTTGTCTTCTCCAACATAAAAACCAACGTGTCCTCCTCCATCTCGTTTGAATGTAAGGATGTCACCTAGCATTGGCTCCTTTGCCTCGGTACCCCACTTCGCCCAGTTAAGCGCCCATAGTGGAGCATCTACTGGCTTTAATCCTGCCTTAAATACAGCATAAGCTACAGCTAGTCCACACCAAGGAATCTCATCGGCATTATATACCTTAGATAACCCAAGTTCTTTAGCCCATCCAAGTATTACTGGATTATGTGCCTTACCAACCACCTCTTTAGTACCAATAAGCTTTACAGCCTCAACTAATACCTTTGGTGACTTCTCACTCTTTAAAAAATCGTAACTCATGTTCTCTTGATTAAATAAATTGAAATTGCAAGTGCTACTAGCATTATAACCCATATCATTGGATTCTTCCAGCCTGAACTCTTGTTCTCATACTTGGCTGTCCTAGCGTCTGACTTTGCTTGCTTAGTTTTTTCTTTTTCTACCTTAACATCTGTCTTCCCTTGTCTTTCAAGGCGTTTGATCTCAAGTTTTAGCATCTTCTCTGCGTGCTTAAGGCTGTCTCGTTCTTGCTTGTCCATTCTGCGAGTATGCCATCTGTCCTTGTACTCTATCGTAGCTTCAGGACATGGTACAGTCACATCGACATAAATAAGTGAGTCTTTGCCGTCCTTGCCTTTTACTACCTGAGTAATGGTTACTGTCTTCTCTACAGTGTCTATCTTACCACCATAGTAAACAAACTTATCGTAGTGCTTCTTCTGCTTCTTTGGATTTGGAGTAGCGCAGTTTGATAAAAACATAACAATGAATAGGAACAAAGCCAATCCAACTATGTAATATAGAACTCCCCTAATCATTTTTTAGGTCCTGATATTGTGTATCCGTATCCGTACATTATTTCTCTATTTTTTTAGCTCCAGCATCAATTAACTTGGAACCCATTGCTACTCCAACAAATGTAAGCCATACCTCCAACTGAAATCCAGAAAGTATGAAATGAATTATTGCAGCAATTACTACAAACACCCATGCCGAAAACATCGTTAACTTCATCCTATCCCACTTCCTAACTCCATCTACCTCTTTCTTTAGCGTGTCTCTTGCGATATCAGAAATAAGTGATGATATTTGTTTTGAGAGTGACATCTTACGATCTCTTAATTTTTCCTACTGGGTCCTGTGGTAGTATTGCAAACACTAATTTATGCTCTTCTAAATCTTCATTAATTCCAGTAGATCGCATCTCTGATCTTATTTGATCCTCGTAACAGTCATAAAGTTTCTCCTCCACTACTGACAGTCTGTTATTAAGCATGAGAGCAACTAGTGCTAAAAGCCCGTGCTTCTTTACTAACTCGTAAACATTCTCTACTGTTAGTGCACCCATCACAAAATAAGAGATACTGATCCAGATGCAAGATCGATATTAACAAATGTCTTCTGCTTATCGAACGGAGTGATTAATGCTCCTGCCTTAACTGCTGTAGCTGATGTGGTGATGTAGTCATCCTTGTCGTTTCCACCTGCATCAGTTAATACATTGAATACCGTATCTTGAAGTACGTATATTGCACTCACTGGGCTTGTATACGCATCGGTATCATTAAGGATTATTGTCCCTGCTGCTGCCGTTAAAATTTCATTCCAAGTTCTTACTGCCATTTCTTAACATTTTTTAGCTCCGCCTCTACCTCTATTGGTGCGACGGTGTTCTTTAACTATTGTTCCGTCCTTCTTATGACTCGCATCAATTGGACTTCCTTTTGGTATTCCTAACTCCCTTCTAGCCTTATTGGCTTCAGCTCTTTTTCTCCTAGCTTCTGGTTTAGCTGCTGCCTTCTTAGATGTCTCTTGATGCTTCTTTCTAGCCTCAGGATTATCTCTGTAAAACTTAGCTGTCTTTCCCAGTGCCATAAAATATCTTGTTTACCAGAAGATCTGGATCATTTAAATTCTCTTGTCTTTTCGAACATGGTACACAAGGCTGTGCTGGAGTACCGTTCGAAATAGCATTTGCAATATAACTAGCACCAGTGACTTTTGCAACTGCCGCAATAGTATCACCTATACCCTTGTGCTTTTTTATCAGTCTTATTTGCATATCTATTGCAAAGATAGTAAATTTGTCTTAATTAATTAAAATCTAATGCGAAAACAAATACAGCGAAACTACATACGTAAAGAGCCAAAGAATGACTACCTAAAGTTCTACCGGGTAGTAAGAAGGTTTACATTAATGAAGTACGACCTATCAACTGCCGACCTTGAGATGATGATGTACCTATACACGGCTGGACTGTTTACATATCAAGAGTTCAGTGTGTACGCAAGCAACTTCTCATGGGATAAGCATAGGTTCAAGCGTATGAAGGAAGGTGGTTGGATCCATATGTTCAGAGATAAGGTCGGAGCAGAGTACCGACTGTACGAACTTACACGTCATGGGAGACACATTATTGGAAACATGTACAAGATGCTGAACTGTGAGATGGAGATACCAATGGCGCTAAAGAATAATCCAGTGGTAGCTAGAAAGAACTATGCCGAGAAAGCCCTAATGATTGGAATAGAGGAGTTCAATAAGTACGTGCAATCTAAAAACCCTCAGAAAAGAATGGAGTACTGATTAATTTATAAATACTGATGTTGATGGTCTAACATCTGTTGGAAGTAATGCCCAGTTAGTTGCATTTGTTAGTACTCCTTTGTATGAATATATTCTTCTACCTAATGATGAATCTATATCTGTTGCATTAACAAATCCTACATTAATTGTTGCTCCTTGATCTACTGTAAAAATAGCCTGAGAGGATGTAATACTTGATGACAAAGTTATTGGAAAAGAAAGAGTTCCTTGAGATGTAAAACCAGCTCTAACTCTGTAAGTTTTTGTAGCAACTAATACTGGATTTCTTGCAACAGTACCTGATGAATTTAAATTAAGGTAGTAAACATCAAATGTTCCATCTGTACCACTAAAATTTATTTGTGAATTGTCTATTGTTAAAGCATTTGAAACAACAAGTTGATTGTTTAATATAAGCGATGTAACATTTGTAGGAGTTGTTACATTATACCAAACAATACTTCCATCATTCATTGTTGTTCCTGATTGTCTAATATTTAATGTTGATCCAGTTGTTATTACAGTTCCAGCTGTATAAGTAAATATTCCTCCTCCAAGATTAGCACTTATGAATGTTAAAGTACCAGCTGTATTTATTGTGAAAGTATTTGAAAAATAACTTGTTGATAGTGATGTCCAAGTACCTGTTCCAGCATAAATAAAGGTTGTTGTTCCACCATAACTTCCACCACTTGATTGTAAAATGTTACCGTTAACTGTAATACTAAATCCACTCAAAATAGCACCCGAAACAGGAGAAATTGTTAAGTCTTGACATACCCAAGCAAAGGGCAAAGTTACTGTACCACCACCACCTAATTCTAAATGTGTGAAGTTTATTGTATTTCCTCCTAATATAAAGTTTGTAGTTGGCTGACCATTAATAGTTCCAAAAGTAATTGCGTTAATATTACTTGTTAATGTAGTTGTACTATTAACAAGTAATTTATTCCAAGTTTTACCTGAAACATTTAAGGTTGTATTACCTGAAGTTCCTACTGCTACAGTAGCTCCTGTGTCTACAATAGTTCCAGCTGTATATGTAAATGTTCCAAGTGATTTATAAACTATTCCCGTAATAGTAAGTGTGCCAGCTGTGTTAATTGTTAAATTATTAGCAATATATGAATTAATTGCGCCATTGGTAGACCAAGTACCTGTGCCTCCATAAATAATATTTGTAGTACCTGAAAGATTATTATTTATAGTAAGATTTTCAGTTATTGTTAATGTATTTGCATTTATATTTGAATTTGAACCTGTTATTGTTAAAGTTTTAAATGTTTGATTTGCTGGCATTGTAAAAGTACCAGATGTACCCATTGTAAGATTAGCATTTGTACTTACTAAACTATTTCCTCCTAATGCAAAACTTGTTACGCCATTACCTAAAATTAATGTTCCTGTTAATGTAAGATTACTCCCTAATGTTATTACTGATCCTGAGGTTATATTTATATTATTCCAAGTTATTCCGTTAGTATTTAAAGTTGTTGCAGTTGCAATTAACAAAGTGTTTCCTGTAGTTATAACAGTTCCTGCAGTTCTAGTTAGGGTACCTGTATTATAATAAATGTTTGTACTAAGTGTTATCGTTCCAGCAGTATTAATTGTAAGATTATTTCTTAACGAACTTGTACTTACAGAACTCCAAGTACCTGTACCATTTAATACAATTGTACTAGTACCACTAGCAATATTTCCTGCTAAATCTACAGTTAGATTTCCTCCTACAAAAATAGAACTACTATTTAGCGTTACTGCACTATTACTACTTATTAATGATAAATTATTTGCTACTGTTAAATTACTAGTACTTGTAATTGTAGTTGCTCCACTTGTACCAAAAGATGTAACATTATTCCATATTATTCCATTGGTATTAAGAGTTGTTGTTGTAACGTTTGCTCCACTTCCAATAAATAAAGTACTTCCTGTAGTGACTACAGTTCCTGCTGTGTATGTTAATATTCCTTGATAATAATAAATACTACCTGGAATAGTTATTGTACCAGCTGTATTTATAGTTAGATTATTGAGAACAGGTCCTAATGAAGTAGAAGACCAAGTACCTGTGCCAGTTAATATTAGATTAGTTGTTCCATTTAATCCTTGATTTATATTATTATTACCATTAACTGTAAGATTTCCAGTTATTGATAGTTGATTCCCATTCATTTGCCCAGAAAATCCAGAAGTTAAATTTATACACGTTAAATTTGAAGGAACAGTAAATATAGCACTAGTTCCAAGTGAAATATTCGCATTTGTTGTTATTAAAGTATTGCCTCCTAACGTAAAACTTAATGATGCATTTGTTGTTATAATTAATGTTCCTGTTAATGTAAGATTACTCCCTAATGTTATTACAACACCACTTGCAGTTATATTTATATTATTCCAAGTTATTCCGTTAGTATTTAAAGTCGTAGATGCTCCAATATTTAATGTTGATCCGGTTGTTACAACTGTTCCTGCAGTTCTAGTTAATGTTCCTGTGTTATAATAAACATTGGTTCCTAACGTTAAAGTTCCTGCGGTATTAATAGTAACATTATTTCTAATAACACCAGTTGAACTATGAGACCATGTTCCAGTTCCGTTAAATCTAAAAGTTGTTGTTCCCGTGTAAATCGCTGTTGTTGCATGAGTTAAATTTGAATTTATCAATAAGGTGTTACCATTTATTACAGCACCAGTCGTGCTATTTAATGATACATTCCCACTTATCGTCCAGTTATCTGCTAGTGTAAAAGTTTGTGACGTTCCAGCAAAAGTAAATAATCTTGACCAAGTAACACCTCCTGATGTTAATGTTGCCGTTGCTCCTGCCACTATGCCATTAGACCCTGCTTGAGTATATAGTCCCGATCCTAAATTTATAGGACCATTTATATTAAGCGGATTATTAAACGTAATTGTATTAATATAACTAGTAAAATTTATACCAACACAAGTTGAGGCAACGTTAACTACAAGTGGACCTGATGTAGCAGTAAATGCTACTGTATCTAATGTAGTACTTGGAACTACTCCTCCAACCCATGTTCCAGTAGAATTCCAGTTACCACCAGCATTTGATACAGTTCTTACAGCCATTATTAATTATTTAATAGTTCACGTTCTTTAGTTATACCCATATTGTTAATTCCTAGCTCAATATCTTCTTCAGATTGAGGATTAAAATGGTTAACTTCAACTATTAATACGGTATCACCGATAGTGTACTCAACTTCAGTATTCACTAGTTTATATTCAACAATGCTTTCAGTTCCATCAATAGGATCTCCATTCTCATTATATTCATAATAAGTTTGTTGATTACTTGTTTCTTTTCTATTTAAAATTTTCCATTTCATTATTAAGAAGTTTTAGTTATGAATACAGTCAACCAAGCCTCAGACAGCGTAGATGCTGAGTCAAGATTAATTGCTACTATATCTCCAGCCGTTACAGCTGTTGTCCAAGTGCTAAGACTTAAGTCAGAATTTATCTGTTGTGAACTAAGCGTTGGCTTTTCAGTTCCAGTTATCGTATTTGCCACTGTAGGAATAATTCCAGAAGCAGTCTTCCATACATCAAACACACAGCTACCTGACACATCACCAATGACCTGCCATCCTGTTATTGTTCCACTATACGGTATAGTAATATAACCAATTATTCCAGTTGTTGATGAATCAGCCACGGCTCCAAAAGAACCCTTATTAATTAAAGTCCCACCCGTTGGAGTAGTGTTCTTCCATAAAGAAGTCGCACTCTCGTATGTTAATGTCTGACCATCAGTAGGTGATGAAATAGCTACGTTATGAATCTCTTGGAGTTCATAACCGTTCTGAACACGAACGTACAACCTTCCTGCAGATCCATTACTAGCCGTAGTTACAAATCCAAGGTATACCAAGTGATTAGGAGCTGAAGGCTTAACGTTAGTTATTGTTCCAGCCGTAGCGCCTAGGTACACTGGATCTCCATCTGCCCATGTTGATGTCGGTAATATACTCAGTCCATCCAATAATCCACTTACTACTATAAAACCTTTTTGATTGGCAGCTATAGATGTAGACAATACTAACCCTACAGTTTGAGCTGACGTCGAGTCACTAGTATTATATGCAAGCTTTACCCTAAGTCTGTCTCCAGTTCCACCAAACGCATACACTGGCTGACCCTTTGTTATTGTTACACTGTCTGCGTTCGTTACGTATGCAAGTAATAAATTTGGAGACGTGCCTATAGCCTGAAATGTATCTAACGATGAATTATATATACACAACATCTCTGCTCCATCAAGGATGTCTCCACCAATTAGTGGTCCGTCATTGTTTCTGTATAACGTCTTTGCACCTAATGAGTTTATATTTAGCGTACACCCTGTAGTGTTCCCATTAGTAAACCTAATAAGGAATGCATCTCCATCACTTAACGATGCTATGCCTGAAATTGTAACCGCATAAGTGTCTGTGCCAGTAGCTGTACCATGAGGTATACTACCAGCTCCACCACCTCCAGCAGTAGCCCAAGTTCCGTCTCCCCTTAAGAAGTTAGTTCCATCTGGAGTTCCGCTACCAAGTGACTCAGGATCAATGTAGCTGCCTTTCGGAAGTTTAATTATCTTTCCTAGTACCTGTATTAACGGGCGTATTTTAATCATTACTTACTCTTTTTTGGAGACTGTCCGTTCATTAATACCATCTTTAAAGCCATAGCCTCATTGATAGATTCCTCACGTTCCTCCATTTTTTCTCTCATCTTCTTAGCCTCGATCATCATCTGGATGCCAGTCATCGGCTGAATTCTTACCTTACTCTTCATTTTACAAAGATACAAAAAATCAATCTCTCTTACTCTATCGAATCTTTGTGAAAATAAATTCAAAAATAACTCCATAAAGTGTTCTGATTGCAATAGTAATAATAAGAGCAAGCCACCAACCTGCAAGCTCAAAAGTCAAGACAAACATTACCCCGTCAAGACATCTATTTCGTAACCACTTCATTAGGTGCCAGCCGTCAGTTAGGAATACTAGAACAGTTGACGACAGTGGAAACCTTTCCTTTCGTGGGACCGTTGAGAAGTCCCACTTATTCATCCAACTCAATTGCGGATTCCAGAACTGATTCCTCTTCGTATACCTGAACTGAAGGAAGTCCATTACCGCCTCAAACACAGCAGACAGTAAAAAAAGTATTATTGACAGTATCATTGTATGTGCCTATAGTTTCGATAGTACCAGATAACTCCCCCTATAAAACCTCCATATGATGCAATGAATGCACCAACAATTGGATATGGCTCATTTAAGTATCCATTAATAATCCAAAATGGAAAAAGGACACACATCGTAACACTAAATAGTATTTGCAAAATGTGTATAGTATGCCAAAAGTATTTCATATTACAGCTGCTACGTTGTTCTCATTTACTATCGTGTACGTCTTACCATTAAAGACCACCTCATGACCGTATACCTTGTCATAATAAATCTCGTCACCAAGCTTTATTCCCTCCACTAGATTACCCGGCTGCTCTACAACCTTCGCTCGCTGGTAACGGATCTCCTCCATGTCCGTCTCCGTAAGCTGAAGACCCGACTTCATTGTCAGGGTCTCGCTTACTTTCTCACACAGTATAAACTTATTATAGGCTCTCATTCTCTCTCATATTTACAATTGCTACTTGGCTTGACATGATCGTAGTGGCTACCGATACTGCATTCTTCAGCGCGCTCTTAGTTACCATCGTCGGATCAATCACTCCCATCTTCTCCATCATCCCGTACTTCTCGTTCTTCACGTCAAACCCGTAACCGAAGTCACCGACCTCCATTATGTTTGAACGTATCTCACTTGGATGAAGCCCAGCATTTAGCATGATGCGATTGAATGGAGCCGCTAGTGCAGTATAAAAAATGCTCTCAGCAACTAACTTATTCTCATCCGTCTGTACTGGTCCTCTCTGAGTGTAATACATCAGAGCTGAACCTCCACCCGGAAGTATTCCATCCTGAATGGCTGCACTCACAGCTCGTACCGCATCGTCAACACGGTCGTACAGCTCCTTCGTCTCAATCTCTGACGGTGCGCCAACATGAACAATTCCAACTCCTCCCTCAATGTTTGCTATCCTTGACTCGGTGTCCTTCTTCTCGGCTAACGTCTTGTCGGACGCCATCTTGCTTTTAAGCTCCTCTAAGCGATTGTTTAGTGGCTCCTGATCTATTTCATCTGAACGGTAGATAACTGTCCTGTCTGCCGATATAATTACCTTCTTCGCTGTACCTAGTCCGTCCAACGTGATGTTGTGAAGTCCGTCCCCAGTCTCCTCCGAGTAGTACTTCGCCCCAAGAACAACCTCTAAGTCCTTCATCATCTCCTTCTGACGGTATCCAAAGTTTGGTGGGATCACGTTGACAGCCTTGATTACCCCCTTCATCTTGTTAGCCGCTAGTGTCGCACGCGCCTGATCAGACATGTTGCCAATTATTAGCAACGACCTGTTCTCACGGATGACTGGACCAAGGATAGACTCAAGGTGTCCACCCAGCTTCTCGATCGTCATGTCTGTAAGTAGAATCAAAGGATTGTCTAGCTCCGCTACCTCACGCTCTTGGTCCGTGATGAAGTACTCGTTCGCATATCCACGGTCGAACTTCATCCCGTCAATAATCTCCGTAGTAACGAACGGCTGCTTTCCAATCTCGGCAGTTACAATCTTAACCTTCCCAAACAAATCGGAGATCATCTTTCCTAGCTCCGGGTCGTTATTGGCTGAAATAGTTGCCACCTGATCTAACTTCTTCTTCGTTACCTTCTTGGACTTCTTGTCTAGAAACTTAATAGCATCGTCCGTCAGCGTGTGGATGTGACGAACTACCTGAGTGACGTTATGCTTGTCCGTAAGGTGTGCATCCGCTGCATCTAGCATTCCTTGAAGTATCACAAGTGCAGTAGTGGTTCCGTCGCCAGCTGCCGTAGCCGTCTGTACTGATGCCTCCCTTGCTATCGTGATGCCCAACTGCTCGGTCGCATCAAACACATTCACCGCCTTGGCTACCGACACACCGTCCTTGGTGATCGTCTTGCCTCCTACGTGGTGCTCGGACTCCATAATTACTGGACGACCTCCCGGACCCATCGTAGAAGCAACCGCCTCCGTTAATATTCTGATTCCTTTCTTTAGTTTCTCCTGTCCAGAATCACCTAAGTGTACTTTTTTGACTATCATTTTATTAGATTTTTAGCAAATATAGTCAAAATATTATATAATCGTGCGTAATAATGCACTTTCTTACGTGAAAAGTACTTAATGAAGGTGAAAAATACTTAATTTGTGCGTCTTATTGCACTTTTTGTATAAAGAAAAGCCCGGAGCATGTATAAATGTCCGGGCTTCTGTATGTTGTTATGCTTTATTTTATTATTTAATGAATGCAATCAATGAAATCTGTTCAATCGCTTGCTGAATTGACCCAGATACATAGGATATAGTGACAGGATAAAGATCTCCATTAAAGTCCCAGTTTCCTGATGGTGGGTATTTGTATAATGATGGATCATCATCTATTGATGCTATATCATTATCATCTTGATATAGTTTCCATATAGTCTGATCACCATTAATTCTAATAAAATATGTATAATTATCTTCAGCAGCCCACTCTGGCTTTCCATTAACTTGTTCTTTTGTTTTTTTAAATAAAAGATTAAGCACTACTATATTTTGGTCATATTGTGTAAAAACAAAAAAGTCTTCTATTTCTCCGTACTTAGCATTTTCTGATATGTCCTCAATCGTGTATACCTCCTGAAAGGAGTTATTCTGTGATGACTTGTTCTCTGGTATAGGTACGTTTGCTGATACCCCTATGAATTGTGTTCCTTCCTCTATTACTGCCATGATTTATTTTTTAACAAAGATAACAAAAATAAAAGAGACCGATCTCTCGGTCTCAATTCTTATAGTTTTTCTATTGATATTTGAGTAACTCTATTTATTACTACTCTTATTAGGTAGTTGTCATCCTCCCAGATCTTAACCACTCCGTCTATCCTTGTCGGAACCTCTGGGTCGAAGTCGAAGTACTCAACTACCTCTTGGTAGTACCCGTCCATGTCCTCATTTGCTCCTAGTATCCATTTGGTGTTTTTCTCCTCAGGATCTCTTGATGTGTACCAGATGTTTCTGTCTGTGTCCTTGCTAAAGTTCTTTAGAACTACTGGATTACTAAGTGTCTGAGATTGTGCAGCGAACGATAGTGTCATCGCTAATAATAAAATTGTTGTCTTCATGATTGATTGTTTTAAATTATTACTGATTAATTACATTACGAACATATACATAAAAAAAAAACCGTCCACCAAAAATATGATGAACGGTCAAATAAAATGATAAACGGTAAATTATTATTTCTTTCTACCACTAATAGATAGATACCTATTATTTCCAGACCCAACCTTCTCAGACCACTTTAAAGCCTTCTTGGTATCCTTTATGTCTTTCTTTACATCGTATCCAGTACTCTTCTTAACGTCTTTTCTTACTGACTTAAGGTCTTTAACTTGGTCTTGAAGTTCTTTTGCTCTGTTCATTTTATTCATTCCAGCCTGAGATCCAGTTCCAGATGCGCTTGTAGCTCTGTTGTATGCACCAGCCATCTTCTCTTCCTTCTTGAATACCTGCTTGCCAACAATATTCTTTATAGCCGTTCCAATATTTCCAGTTCTACCACCACCCTTAGTTAGCTTCTTAGTCTTAGAAGCTGGCTCGAACTTAGGCTTCTCAACAGCTTCCTTCTTTGGAGTGGAACTCTTCTGAATTGATTTATCTATAGGCTTAGATACTAACTTCTTTGTTGGAAGCTTTGCTGTAATCTCTTCTCTCTTTGGTTTTTCTGGCACCTTCTTGTCATCTAAGCTGTATGCCATTTTACGGTCAGGTACTCCTTTTCTATAATTATCCAAGTCTCCTTGAGATATCGTGATATCCTTGTCTTTTGGTATGTTATACTCCTTTCTGAATCTTGCCTCTTCTTCAGGTGTCATAACTCCAAAATCACTCTTTTTTTTAGGATTTATAGGATCTTTCTTTGTTTGTCTTGCCATGATCTATTTTTTAATGTATATACAGGTGCAAAGATACTGAAATTATCCCTTCATGTGACGCTTACGTACCTTCGGCTCGTACTCAAGACCTGTACTTCTCTCAATTTTCTTCTCTCTTCTCTTCTCCTTTCTCTTCTCCCTGTCATCTTTTGAAAATGTAGGAGCCAGTGGGTAATCTCTATTGGTGCTTTTTTGCATGACCTAATGTTTTAATTATATCGCAAAGATAACGAATTATTGCATATCGCGATTAGCGATCACCATATCGCAGACTGACGATAAATGACGATTACTGACGTAAAAGTATCAATTACTGACGTAAAACTCGAAAAACTGACGATACGGATTTTCAAGATGCCCAGTTTTACTGAGTTTCTGACGATACTGACGAAGTGGTCCCCTATTATATTCTAATAATATATATACTACTTACTGTATTTTTTATTTAAAGAAATCTTAATAGGAGAGTAATCGTAAGTAACGTCAGGAATCCAGCAAAATCAAGGGTTACAGAAGGAGCGCTTCGTCAGTAATTCGTCAGTATCGTCAGTTTTACGTCATTTTTTAACATTTGACGTCAGAAAGAATTTTTGAGTTATTGCACGTCTGGAGTGATTGGGTAATATATACATTTCACGCGCGCCCGTGCGAAAGGAAAGCGTTCGAAAACGGCATGGGGGGGTGCTGAATTTCAGACTTTCGTCCTAACTTTTTACCTTTTTGTCTGCATCCCTTGTGCCTAGTAGCTATGCGCTGATGCATGCATGTATACGCTGCCTATGTTATGCGTGTGTTGATACTTGATGTATTACTTTAAGTCAGCCAATCTAACTTACTGCAATCCATATCGTTACGCATCAATTCATATTCTATTTAACATAATGTATATTATAAGACAGTCATCGCTAATGCGCTGATGCACAAGCGTTTATGCATTCATTACTTCTTTGAGCCGGTATGCATGCCTTTACTTGGTGCTGTAAGTGATGCTGTCTTGCCTTGATTCAATGCATTAATTTGTCGCTGCCTGACCTGATACTTTTGCATGCGTTCGTACATGCTGACTGTTTGAATAGCCCCACCAATATCCCTTCCTCCCATTAATTAAATCCTGCACATACGCACGCGCACGCGTAAGGGGATGTAATTCATTCATTATCAATGACTTAAGTAATGATGTCAAACTGTTTTGATTATTCGTCGAAGAAATACTATCATTCGTCGAAGAAATAAGGTCATTCGTCGAATAATTCGAAAATAATTGATAAAAGTCATTGTCAATCAAATCAAATGCACTAGATTTGTTTCAAGCAAGTCGGGAAAACGTTCTCAGTTTTACTTAGCTTAAATGACAGCCTTTCAGACGTTACAGTGACGAACTAGTATGCTACATGAGGTGAGAGAAGTACGAAGAGTTAAGGCATGGTACAAGCACAGTCTTAATGAGTAGTGAGTAACTCAGTCAATCAATATCTAATATCGTTCTTTGACATACGAAATTATACAATAGAATACTTCTCGGTATTAAGGAAAGTGAGTAATGAAATTACAGTAATTATTTAGACCCTGTGTGATACGTTCTAAAGCGCATCAGATAATCATTTATGAGCCGACAGAGATTTGAGTATAGTGGATTAAAATATAGGTCTAGTGGTCTGTATTAACACGTATGACTTCACCACTAATAGAAAAATACGGAGAAGAGAAACGTTCGGTCAAATGGAAGTTGGTTCCTGTTAAAGACAAAGATGGAAAGATAAAGCACACTAAGGTTCCCTATCAAACAAAAACAACAAAAGCTAAGTCTAACGACCCATCAACTTG